AGGCAGCCCTCTCTCGCCAGCGTTTTTTCCACCAGCAAACACCGGCCGGTCATCCCGGCTACGTCGCCACACCACCAGGAGGCAGACATGGACCCCGAGCTGATGCGCGCCCGCCTCGACGCGGTCGCCCTCGCCATTCGCGCCGCCGAGCTGGGCTTGCTGGCCGACGGCAAGACGGTGATGGACTCGGCCCGCGACATTGCCGCGTTCGTCGAGGGCTGACATGGGCGCCCTTGACACGCTCAGCGTGCAGTGCCCTGGCTGCGCCGCGCCGGTCGAGTGCACGATCACGACCGAGCCGGTGGCGCCCGAGCCGGGCGACACGCACGCCAAGATCCGCGTGCGCGTGGTCGATCTGCGCGAGCGGCTGATCGAGCATCTGCCGAAGTGCACTCGCACTCGCGAGGTTGAGCTGGCGGTGGCTTATGGCGGTTAAGTCTGTTGCCGCTGCGGCGGCCGACGGCGACCGGCGCGAGCTGCTCGTCGCGATGCGCGCCCGCGTGGCGACCGCGGTGGAAGATCCCGAGACACCTGCCCGCGATCTGGCCGCCCTGACGCGGCGGCTGTTGGAGATTGCCAACGAGATTGCGGCGATTGACGCGCAGGCCGAGCAGGGCGAGGGCAGCGTCGCCGCCGCGGCTGCGACGCCCGATGAGCCTTTCAGCACCGCTTAGTGAGGTAGCGCGCCACGTCATTGCGCCCGACGGCATCGTTTCGACGGCCTGGCCGTCGGTGCGTGCGACGTGCAGCGCGATGGGCCTCGGGTTCGACCTGTGGCAGGACGACCTCGGCAAGCTGATTTGCGCCAAGCGCAGCGACGGCCTGTACGCGGCCGACATGTTCGCAATGTCGATCCCGCGGCAGACCGGCAAGACGTACCTGCTCGGCGCGCTCGTGTTCGCGCTGTGCATCAAGACGCCCAACACAACGGTGATCTGGACGGCGCACCGGACCCGCACGGCCGCAGAGACTTTCCGCAGCATGCAGGGCCTCGCGAAGCGCGACAAGATCGCCGCGCACATCTTGAACGTGCACACCGGCAACGGCAAAGAGGCCGTGCTGTTTAAGAACGGCTCGCGCATCCTGTTCGGTGCCCGCGAGCGCGGGTTCGGCCGCGGGTTCGCCGGTGTCGACGTCCTGATTTTCGACGAGGCGCAGATCCTCACCGAGAACGCAATGGACGACATGGTGCCCGCGACGAACGCGGCGCCTAACCCGCTGATCCTGCTGGCCGGTACGCCGCCGAAACCGACGGACCCCGGCGAGGTGTTCACGGTGATGCGCCTCGACGCCCTGGCGGGCGACGTCGACGACCTCGGGTTCGTCGAGATTTCCGCCGACGAGGACGCCGACCCCGACGACCGCTCGCAGTGGCGCAAGATGAATCCGAGCTACCCGCACCGGACGTCGGCCCGCGCGATCCTGCGTATGCGTAAAGCGTTGGGCGACGAGAGCTTTAAGCGCGAGGCGATGGGCATATGGCCCAAGGTCAGCGTGCACCAGCCGGTCGTGAAGTCGGGGCGGTGGCACGACCTGTTCGACCTCGGCCCCGAGGACGGCGAAGCGCCTAACGCCCTGGCGGTCGACATGTCGCACGGCCTGGCGATTTCGGTCGGCGCGTGCTGGCTGATGGACGACGACGGCCGCCACGTCGAGGAGGTGTGGGCCGGTACCGACACCGCGGCGGCGGTCGACTGGATCGCCGAGCGGGCCGGGCGGCGCATCCCGGTGCTGATCGACAGCATGAGCCCGGCGGCGGCGTTGGCGCCCGAGCTGAAAGCCCGCCGCGTCAAGGTGAAGCTGACCAACGCGGCCGATATGGCGAAGGGCTGCGGCCTGTTTGAGAACGGCGTCAACGCCGACACGTTGACGCATGGCGATCAGCCCGCGCTGAATGACGCCCTCGCTGGCGCCCGTAAACGCCCGATCCGCGACGCAGGCGGTTGGGGCTGGGACCGCCGCGACCCGACCTGCGTAATCCATCCACTAGTGGCCGTGACGCTGGCCCTGCTCGGTGCCGCCGACGGCCGCCGTCGCCGAGCTGGCCGCGGTGGCGGCGCCATGTTCGTCTGAGAGGGGGTGCCGTGACAGTTCCCGTTGACGTGATCGCCGACGCCCCAGCGGCCGACGTGGAGTTCCCCGACGACTCGATGAGCCGCGAGCAGCTCGGCGCCCTGGTCGCCGACATGTGGCGGCTGCACCTGTCCGAGCGCCAGTGGCTCGACCGGATCTACGAGTACACCAAGGGGCTGCGTGGGCGCCCCGAGGTGCCCGAGGGCGCCAGCGACGAGGTCAAAGAACTGGCGAAGCTGTCGGTCAAGAATGTGCTTTCGCTCGTGCGTGATTCGTTCGCGCAGAACTTGAGCGTGGTCGGCTACCGCAACGCCCTGGCGAAAGAGAACGACCCCGCGTGGGAGATGTGGCAGCGCAACCGCATGGACGCGCGCCAGGCCGAGGTGCACCGCCCGGCGCTGACGTACGGCGCCTCGTATGTGACGGTGACGCCGACCGACGACGGGCCGGTGTTCCGCACGCGGTCGCCGCGGCAGATCCTCGCCGTGTACGACGACCCGTCGGTCGACGCCTGGCCGCAGTACGCCCTCGAAACGTGGGTCGCGCAAAAGGATGCGAAGCCGCACCGGCGCGGCGTGCTGTACGACGACACGTACATGTACGAGCTTGACCTCGGCGAGGTTGTGCTCGGCGACGCGGGCGGCGGGCAGGCCACACAGCAGCCGGTGAACGTGCGCGCGGTCACCGACGTGATCCCGCACGGCGCCACGTTCGAGGGCAAACCCGTTTGCCCCGTTGTGCGTTTCGTCAACGGCCGCGACGCCGACGACATGATCGTCGGCGAGGTCGCCCCGCTGATCCCGCTGCAGCAGGCGATCAACTCGGTGAACTTCGACCGGCTGATCGTGTCGCGGTTCGGCGCCAACCCGCAGCGCGTGATCAGCGGGTGGACCGGCAGCAAGGCCGAGGTGCTCAAGGCATCCGCGTTGCGCGTGTGGACATTTGAAGATCCCGAGGTGAAGGCGCAGGCGTTCCCGCCCGCCTCGGTCGAGCCGTACAACCTGATCCTTGAGGAAATGCTGCAGCACGTGGCGATGGTCGCGCAGATCAGCCCGGCTCAGGTCACCGGCAAGATGATCAACGTATCCGCGGAGGCCCTCGCAGCCGCGGAGGCCAACCAGCAGCGCAAGCTCGCCGCCAAGCGCGAAAGTTTCGGCGAGTCATGGGAACAACTGCTGCGCCTGGCCGCCGAAATGGACGACGACCCCGAAACGGCCGCCGACTCGGGCGCCGAGGTGCTGTGGCGCGACACCGAGGCCCGCTCGTTTGGCGCGGTCGTCGACGGCATCACCAAGCTGGCCGCCGCGGGCATCCCGATCGAGCACCTGCTGTCGATGGTGCCCGGCATGACGCAGCAGACGATCCAAGCGATTAAGGACTCGCTGCGCGGCGGCGAGGTGAAATCGCTTGTCGACAAACTGCTGTCGAACGAACCGGCGCCAGTGCCCCCGCCGCCGCCCCAGGCGGCCGCTCAGGCGCTCAACGAGGGCGGCGTGAATGGTAACGGCGGCGCCTGAGTTTCAGGGCGTCCTGGCCGAGCTGAGCGGCCGTGCGGGTATCGCCGTCGAGCGGCTCGTGCCGAAGCTCAGCGGCCTGACCGAGGCCGAGGGCCTGCGGTTCATCACCGACGCCTATCCGGCGCTGATCGACCCGTACCTGTCGGCGTCGGCCAAGCTGACGACGCAGTGGTACGACGAGCAGCCCACCCGCCAGCAAACCGCCGGCAAAAGCGCCAACGCGCAGCTCGCAGGCGATTTCCGCGGTGGCCCGGCAAAGACGCAGGGCGGCAAGCTGTTTGTGCCGGAACCGGCGCCGCTGCCCGACCCCGACCAGCTCGGCGCTAACGGCCGGTGGGCGCTGCTGCAGAACGACCCGGTGGTCGCGCTGCAGGGCTCGGCGACCCGCGCGGTCATGGACTCGTCGCGGCGCACGGTGCTCGACAACGCCAAGCGCGAGGGCGTGCGGTGGGTGCGATACGCCTCGATCACGGCGTGCGGGTTCTGCCGCATGCTCGCGACCCGCGGCGCCGTGTACAAGTCGGCCGACACCGCGCTGCGTTCACACGATCACTGCGTGTGCCTGGCGGTGCCAGACCGCAACGGCTCGTACCAGGCGCCCGACTACGTGCAGCAGTGGGAGCAGGACTATCTGCAGGCCCGCCGCGACGGCGCCACGACGCCGCAAGAGATTTCGCGGGCGATGGAGGCCGCTGGCGAGCAGCGCACCGCGACCCGCCGCTGGCTCGACGCCGAGAAGGCGCACCAGCGCAACGTAAGCGACTGGCTCGACGCCGAGTTCGTCCACAACAACGCCGTCGACTACTGGCGCAACGTCGACGCCGAGCTAAACAAGGCGTTCGCCGAGCCCGCACCGAAAGCCGAGCCGACCGCCAAGGCCGAGCCCGCGGAGGCCCCGCTCGACCGGATGCTGCGCGAAGCGAACGCCGCAATGGAGGCGGGCGACTACGACAAGGCCGACAAGCTGCTCGCCGAGGCCGACAAGCTCGAACGCGCCCAGCAAGCCAAGGCAGCCAAGGCCGAGAAGGACAAGGCCCGGCGCCAGGCGGCCGACGCCGCCAAGCAAGACGAGGTGCTGAACCTCATCGAGCAGGGCTGGGAACCGGCCGAGGCCGAGTCGCACGTGTACGGCAAGAGTGTCGACTCGATCCGGCGCCGTGACTTCATGGCGCAGGCCCGCGGCGACGGCCACACCGGCAAGTCATTCGACGAGCTGGTCGGCCACGTGCACGCCGAGCTGGCCGCCGAGCAGTTCTGGAAGGCCGAGGCCGCGACGAACGGCTACATGCTGCGGCGCAAGTACGAGGGCAAGGTCGACCCGCGCTCGCTGTGGACGATGAACGAAGCGACGGCCCGCAAGTACATGTCGGAGGAGATGGCCGCGTGGTTCGACGCCAACGGCAGGCTCACGCGGGCCGCGCTGCGCGAGGCAGTGCTCAGCGGTAAAGGCAACTGGCGCAACCCACTAACGGCGGATTTCCTGCAATGAGCGATAACAGCGAGCTGATCGCCGCACGCGACGAGGGGCGCGGGGCGCCGGTCGGTGCATCCAATCCATATGCGGGGCAGGGGCTCAAGGCCCGGCTGTGGCGCCTCGGGTACCGCACGATGCTGCTCGACATGCTGAATAACTCGCCCGCCGTGCAGGCGTATCTGCGGGCGCAGCAATAGGTTTCCCCGTCGCGCGATGCGGCGGGGCGTTCACCTGCGCGACGCAGGGCAATTAGTGGAGAGAGGGCGCGATGCCTGACACCGAAACCGCAACCGACACCGCTGCCGAAACGGAAACGGAAACCGGGAGCACCGAAAACGCCACCGACGCAACGGAATCCGCCGACAAGGGCGAGCTGGGCGACGGGGGCAAGAAAGCACTGGCCGCGGAGCGCGAAGCCCGCAAGCAGGCCGAGAAAGACCTCGCCGAAGCGCGCAAGGCGCTCAAGGCGATTGAGGACAAAGAAAAGTCGGAGCTGCAGCGCGAGCGTGAGGCCCGCGAAGCGGCCGAGAAGCGCGCCGAGCAAGCCGAGTTCACCTCGCTGCGCAACAAAGTGGCGGCGGCCAAGGGCGTGCCCGCGTCGTCGCTGACCGGCAAGACCGAGGACGAACTGAACGCCTCGGCTGACGAGCTGATCGCCTGGCGCGACCAGCACAAGCCGCCCCCACCCCCGAAGCGCAACCCCGCGCAAGGCGGCGGCGGGCTCAAGTCCGGTGCATCCGGCAACGGCAACACCAACCCCGACCCCAAAGCTGCTGCGGCAGAAGCGTTGCGCCGCTTACGCGCCGGGGGCTGACAACAGGTTTCCGCGCGAGGACCGACCTCGGCGGGAGAAAGGAGAAAGCCAATCATGGCTGACATTTCACGCGCCGAGGTCGCCTCGCTCATCCAAGAGGCTTACTCGGACACGCTGCTGGCCGCGGCCAAGCAGGGCAGCACCGTCCTGTCCGCGTTCCAGAACGTGAACATGGGCACCAAGACCACGCACCTGCCGGTGCTGGCGACCCTGCCCGAGGCCGATTGGGTCGGTGAGTCTGCGACCGATCCGCACGGCGTCAAGCCGACCAGCAAGGTGACCTGGGCCAACCGGACCCTCGTCGCCGAGGAAATCGCCGTCATCATCCCGGTGCACGAGAACGTCATCGACGACGCGACCGTGGCCGTGCTGACCGAGGTCGCCGAGCTGGGCGGCCAGGCGATCGGCAAGAAGCTCGACCAGGCCGTCATTTTCGGCACCGACAAGCCCGCCTCGTGGGTTTCCCCGGCGCTGATCCCGGCCGCGGTGGCTGCGGGCCAGGCCGTCGAGGTCGTCGGCGGCGTCGCCAACGAGTCCGACATTGTCGGCGCGACCAACAAGGCCGCGAAGGCAGTCGCGACCGCCGGGTGGGCACCTGACACCCTGCTGTCGTCCCTGGCGCTGCGGTACGAGGTCGCGAACATTCGCGACGCGAACGGCAACCCGGTGTTCCGCGACGAGTCGTTCGCCGGTTTCCGCACCTTCTTCAACCGTAACGGCGCCTGGGACGCCGACGCTGCCGTCGAGGTGATCGCCGACAGCTCTCGGGTGAAGATCGGTGTGCGCCAGGACATCACGGTCAAGTTCCTCGACCAGGCCACCCTCGGCACCGGCGAGAACCAGATCAACCTGGCCGAGCGCGACATGGTCGCCCTGCGGCTCAAGGCGCGGTTCGCCTACGTGCTGGGTGTGAGCGCGACCGCTCAGGGCGCCAACAAGACGCCGGTCGCCGTCGTGGCACCGGCTGCCTAGTGCGCTATCGCCACGCCTTGACGGGGGCGGTTATCGGGGTGCGTGAGGGCACCCTGCTGGCCGCCCTCGTCGAGGGCGACGACAACTGGACCCGGTACGGAGGTGCTAGCCATGACGGAGTGCAAGGCGCTGGCGACAAGCCAGGACGTCAAGCGGGCGCTGCGGCGGGATCTGACGCAAGCGGAGCAGACGGACCTAAGCGAGCTGCTCGCCGAGGCAACGGATCTCGTCGTCGGGTACCTGCACCCGTACCCGGTCCCGACACCAACACCGGGGGCGATCAAGCGGGTAGTGGCGTCGATGGTGGCCGCGGTTCTGACCCGGCCGACGCAAATCCTGCCTGAGACACAATCCCTCACCGCCGACGGGTTCGGCGTGACGTTCACGCCCGGCGGTAACTCGCCGGGGCCGTACCTGTCGGCTGCGCTCAAGCAACGGCTGCGGCCGTATCGCACCGGCATGGTTTCGGTCGCGATGAGCAGCGAGCGTTACTGCTGATGTTCCCGACACCGCACAAGGTTGTGCATGTCGACCGCGTGAAGGTCGGCGAGAACGCGATGGGCCAGGCGCTCACCGAGCCGCGTACCCGCACCCGCTGGGTGACGAGCTTGCGGCCGAGGGTGAACGAGAGCGGCACTGCTGCCGCCCTGGTCGATCGCGTCATCACTGAGTACACGATGGTGACCCCCGAGAGTGACTGGACGCACGGCGATTCGGTGACCGACGCGCGGGGGCGCAAGTTCAAGGTGCACGGCGACGTCGAGGACTACAACCTCGGCCCGTTCGGGTTCACGCCGGGTTATCGAGTGACGTTGCGGAGGGTGAACGATGGCGCGCAAACCGCTTGACATGCCCAACTCGGAGCACCGCAAGATCCGCTGTCTGCCCGAGGTGCAGGCCGAGCTGCAACGCCTGGCGGCCGAGGCCGCGCAGCGCGCCGGTGCGATGGCTGGCGACGCCGAGGGCTACGGCACCGACCTTGAGGTCGGCAAGACTCGCGCCCGCGCGCACGTGTGGCCGAAGTCGAGTGCGGCGATCAAGGCCGAAATCAAGACGGCACCGCTTATGACGATCGCCGCGGAGCAGGGGCCGCAACAGTGACTCTCGTGCCCCCTGTCGGCCCGCTGGTGGCCGCGCGAGCCTATCTGCTCGACGAGCTGGCGGCCCGCAGTAACCCGCTGCCCGTCGGCGCCAACCCGCCCGAGGGCGAGCCCAGCTCGTACGCGCTGCTGTCCCGGCCGGGCAGCGACCGCGACGTGTTTCTCGGCCACTTCCTGATCCGTGTGCGCGTATTCGACAGCGACGTCGTGCGTTTGGAGCGCAACGCCGATCTGCTGCACGCGCTGCTGTGCGGGGCCAACCACCGCAAGGTGCACACGCCCGAGGGCGACGTGTGGATCACCGGCGCCGCGCATCACTACGGCCCGGCCGACCTCGACGACCCCGACGTGCCGCTGTTCGGCATGCAGGCCGCGGTGTTCTGGACGATCGGCCTCAAGCCCGCCCGCCGTAGCTAACCGCCGGCAAAAACTCGAGCGGCCCCGCTGACCTGCGGCGGCAGCTCATTCACCGAATCAATCAGCAAACACACACCGCACCAGGCGAATGTCCCTCGGGCCGACCGGCCCGCGGGTAGTTAGTTGCCCAAACGGGCAAGTTAGGAGAGAAATCATGGCTGATGACTCGCCCGTTCTGACGCCGGGCTCGGCGCTGGGCGACGTGACCAAGGTTTTCGCGGCCTCGCCGTCGGACCTCGAAACCGTTGGGGGCCTGTGGTATGCGCCGTTCGGCACGCCGCTGCCGACCGACGTCGACGAGCCGCTCGACGACAAGTTCAAGAACCTGGGCTTTATTTCGGTCGAGGGCGTGACCGTCAAGATCGACGACCAGACCAAGCCGATCGAGGTTTGGGGCGGCGACGAAATCGGCGCGCTGCGTGACAAGTTCGCGATCGAGTACAGCATGAAGCTGTTCCAAGTGCTGTCGCCCGAGGTGAACGCCGCCATTTTCGGCGCGGGCAACGTGTCGACCGCGGAGGCTACCGCCCTGCACGGCGCTCGCATGAAGGTGATGATCAACAGCAAGCTGCCCAAGCGTTGCTCACTGGTGCTCGACTCGGTGTACGAGGACAAGATGATCCGCCAGGTCGCGCAGATCGCGCAGAAGGCGGGCCTGGCCGACCTCAAGCTGGTGCACAACGAGCCGATGGCGTTCGAGCCGACGTTCAAGGTGCTCAAGGGCACTGACGGCAACCACGTCATTCAGTACAGCGACGACGGCGTTATCAGCGTCTAGCTGACACCTCACAGACCGGCACCCCGCGCGCTTTCCTGGTGGGCGCGCGGGGTGTCTCACCACATTCACACCAGGACACGCCAGGAAACACACCAGGAGGTTAAGACTATGGAAATCAACGCAACTGACGCGGCGGCCCCCGAGGTCGACGTCGTCGAGGGCCAGGACGTCGTCGAGGGCCAGGACGTCGACGAGCCGGTGGCGGCCGAGGCGACCCCCGAGGCGGGCAAGACGATCGCCGAGGAGTGGGCCGACGAGTACGACGCGGGCGCCGAGCTGTTCTGCGCCACGTTCGACGCCGACGATTTCGACCCCGAGTACGGCGTCAACGAGTACCCCGACGGCACGACCGTGGCCGTCAAGCGGTGCAAGCGCAAGCCCCCGCCGGGATGGATTCGCCAGCACGCGCACCTGTCCGACCTTGAGCGCACGTTCGCGCTGATCGAGAAGCACTGCAGTGACAAGGCTCTCGACATTCTCGACAGCCTGGCCGAGAAGCCGTGGAACGCTTTCGTCGAGGCGTGGGGCCGTGACGGCGGGCTGATCGAGGGAAAATCTCGCAGGTCTGCGCGGCGGTAAGGCAAGTCGAGGACGCGATCCGCCGGGACATGGTTCTGGCGGGTCGCACCTTCGACGACGGGTCGCTCGATTGGGACGACCTTTACGCTTTCATTTTCGCCTCGCCGCCGGGCACCGCGGTGTTCCATGCGTTCGAGAAGGGCTGGACGACAAGCGATTACTTGCTCGCGCACGTGATCGACGCCCTACGGATCAACAACTGGCAGCGCACCGAGGGCGCGCATAAGAATCCGCCGCAAGGCGCACCTGACCCGTTCCCGCGGCCGGGCGACGAGGAGCCGAAGCGCGCCGAGGGCGCGGTGTCGGCCGGTACCACCGCGGCGACCAGGACGACGGTCGGCAAGTTCATGGCAATGCGCGCTGAGCGCGAAAAGCGTTGGCGCGAAAAGCACCAGCGAGGAGAGGGGGCGTAAATGTCAGAGGCCAAGTATTACCTGACAATCCTCCCCGAGACTCGCGAGCTTGAGTCGGGCATCCGCGACGCAATGAGCCGCGCCGAGCGCGGGCTCAAGGTCGCCCCGAAGTTCGACACCTCGGGCGCTCAGCGCGCAGGCCAGGACGCAGGCAAGGGAATCAGCCGCGGCGTGGATTCGGCCGACCCCGGTAAGGGCCTGAGCCGCAAGCTGGCTCGCAACCTCGGCGACGGCTCGGCGCTCGGCAAGCAGTACGGCTCGCGGCTGTCGGCGGGCATCGACAGCGCGCTGTCGGTCGCCGGTGGCATGGCGATCGCCAAGGTTGGCAGCAAGATCAGCGGCGCGCTCGGCTCGGCGATGCGGGCCGGATTCGGTCGTCTGACGCAGATCGACTCGGCACAGTTCAAGCTGAAATCGCTTGGCAATGAGGCCAGCACGGTCGCCTCGGTCATGCAGGACGCGACCGCGGCGGTTAAGGGCACGGCGTTCGGCCTCGACGCGGCTGCGACGACGGCCGCCTCGGCGGTGGCCGCCGGTATCAAGCCGGGCGAGCAACTGACCAAGTACCTGTCGCTGACCGCCGACACGGCCGCGATCGCCGGTACGAGCCTCGACGAAATGGGCTCGATCTTCAACAAGGTGCAGGGCTCGGGCAAGGCGATGACGTTGGAGCTTCGCCAGCTCGCCGACCGCGGTCTGCCGATCTTCCAATGGCTGCAGGACGAGTTCCACGTCAGCGGCGACGCGCTGCAGGACATGGTCGCGCAGGGCGCGGTCGACTCTGAGACTTTCCGCCGGGTGATCGAGAAGAATATCGGCGGCGCCGCAAAGGGTATGGGCGGCAGTTTCGTCGGCTCGATCGCGAACATGAAGGCCGCTATGTCGCGGTTCGGCGCCGAGGTCATGGGGCCGATCTTCAAGGGCGTGCAGCCCCTCGCGACCGGGCTTATGGGCGTGTTCGACAAGCTGACGGCCGCGATCAAGGCGCCTATGGGCAACGTGACGACCGTCGTCGAGCAGTGGGCCAAGGGCATGTCGGACAAGATGCAGGCGTGGGCCGACGGCCCCGGCATGCAAAAGGTCATTGACTTTTTCGGCCGCGTCGGCGACTCGATCAAGGCTCTTGCGACCGGCGGCGACGGCGGCAAGCTCGGCGACATTGTCCAGTCGTTCAAAAACATTGGGCCGTCGCTGCAGGCGGCCGGGTCGTCGTTCGCGACGATCGGTGCCACGCTGGCCGCGATCGGCCCCGAGGTGCTGTCGTCGGTGCTCGTGCCCGCGCTGCAGCTCGTCGCCGGGGCGCTCAAGTTCATGGCCGACAATGCGTCGTGGGCGGTGCCTACGATCGTCGGGCTGCGCGTCGCCCTGGTGGCGCACTCGGCACTCGTGGGCACCGTGGCGGTCGCTACCAAGGCGTTCGGCGTCGCGATGGCCGTCTGGTCGGGCATCACCAAGGCCGCGACCGCCGCGCAGTGGCTTTTCAACGTCGCGCTGACGGCTAACCCGATCGGGCTGATTATCGCCGCGGTCGTCGGCCTCGCCGTCGCCATATGGGCGTTTTTCACGAAAACCGAAGTCGGGCGCCAACTGTGGGCCAAGATTTGGGGCGGCATCAAGATGGCCGTGCACGCGGTCGTCGAGTGGTTCAAGAACACGGCCGTGCCGTTCCTAAAGGCATCCTGGGACATGATCGCCGCGGGGGCCATGTGGCTGTGGCACAACGTGATCGAGCCGGTGTGGGAAGGCATCAAGACGGCGATCAAGTTCGCCATTGATTTCATCAAGGCCGAAATCAACGGCTGGGTCGCCATATTCCACTTCATCGAGGGCGTGTGGCAGGGCCTCGTCGACACCGCGCATGCGGTGTGGCAGGGCATCGTCGACAAGTTCACCGGCGTGGTCAATTTCGTCAAGGAGCTGCCCGGCAAGATCACCTCGGCCGCTAAGGGCATGTGGGACGGCATCAAAGACGCATTCAAGTCGATGATCAACAGCCTGATCGACATGTGGAACGGGCTGGCCGACAAGATGACGTTCACCGTTCCCGACATTCCCGGCGTGCCCCGGCGCGGCGAGAGCGTGCACCCGATCCCGAATATCCCGCGCCTGGCGACCGGCGGCCGGATCAGCGGGCCGGGCACCGGCACGAGCGACAGCATTCTCGCGCGGGTCGCTAACGGCGAGTTCATCACCAACGCCGCGGCGACGGCCGCCAATCTGCCGCTGCTGCGCGCGATTAACGCCGGTGTGCCGCTGTGGCAGCTAATGAAGGCGCTGCCGCGGTTCGCCGAGGGCGGCATCGTGTCGGCGCGCGAGCTGGTCAGCTTCGCCCGCGGCGTCGAGGGCAAGCCGTACAAGTGGGGCGGCGTCAATTGGGGCGACTGCTCGGGCGCCGTGTCGGCGATCGCGAACTACGCAACCGGGCGTGACCCGTTCGGCTCGCGCTTCGCGACCGGCTCGGAGGCCGCTGAATTGGCCTCTCGCGGGTTCAAGCCGGGCCTCGGCCCCAAGGGCTCGCTGAGCGTCGGATGGTTCAACGGCGGGCCGTACGGGGGCCATACTGCGGCCACCCTGCCCGACGGCACTCATTTCGAGATGGGCGGCGCCCGCGGTAACGGTCAGTTCGGCGGCCAGGCCGCCGGTGCCGACGACCCGCAGTTCACCGATCACGCGCACCTGCCGCCCGAGGTTTTCTCGGGCCTCGACGGGGGCGCCCCGACGATCGGCAGCGCCACCAGTGCGCGCGGCATGTCCTCGGGCAGCGGCGGCTGGGGGAGCGGCGCTGGCAGTGGCGGCGGGTTCCGCTCGGCCACCGACGACGAGCTAAAGGCGTCCTCGGGCAAGGTCGACTCGGCCAACTCCGCGGCGGCTGCGGCCGACCGGGCTGTCGACGACAAGCAGTACGCGCTCGACAAGGCCAAGCGTGACCTCGAAACCCTCAAGGGCAAGAAGCACACCGAGGCGCAACTGCAGGACGCCCAGCACCGGGTTGAGAAGGCCGAGCGCGACCTGGCCGTCGCCCAGGAAAAGCAGACGAAGGCGCACGACAAAGCGACCGACGCGCTGAACGCCGACAACGAGCTGCGCACAAAGGGCAAGGCCGAGAAGGGCAAGGGCGGCAAGGGTAGCGGCGGCATGGACGGCAGCGACCTGGGCAAGACGTTCGTGTCGGGCATGCTCGAAAGTATCGGCCTCGACGGCTCGGTGCTCTCCAATCCGCTTGAGTGGCCGACGATTAAGTCGCTGTTCGCCGGTATCAACTTCATGGGCGGCCTGCTGTCGGGCAAGGGCCAGGAGGGCGAGGGTGACAGCCCCGGCGGGTTCGCCGGTGGCGTCGCCGACAACCTCGGCCTGGGCGCGCTGCTCAAGGGTATGGGCACCAGCCCGATCAACGGCGAGGAGGCGGGCTGGACCCCGCAGTCTGGCAGCCCGGCGCTGGCGCCCGGCGAGTTCAACCCGGCCACGATCGGCGGCGGCTCGGTCGCCGAGGGCGCGGTCGACGCTATGTCGGCGTTCGTCCCGAGCGCGGCCAAGGCGGCGCAGGGCGATCAGCCTGCGCAGGTTGACAACTCGATCAACTTCACCGGCCCGGTCGGCATGGACCCGGTCGCGCTGCGCTCGCAGATCCACAGCGAGCAGAACGCCCGCACCCGTTCCACGGTTCGGCGCGTCTAGCTAACGGCCGGCGAGCCGCCGATTCATGCCTTGAGCTGCGGCGGCTCGTCGAGCCAGCTAACAACTTCTATCTATGTGAGGCGGTGAAGCGCGGTCATGTCTTGGATGCACGACGATTTCTGGCTCGACCCGCCGAAGTATCCGAATGACTGGCAGGGCGAACCGGCCTATCCGCCAGAGAATCCGGCGCACCCGCACTTTCAGCGGATGGGTGCTTGGCACGACCTCGGTAAGAACGGCGAGTACCTGCGGTCGACGGCGACCAAGTGGTATTACTGCCACCCGTCGAACGGCAAGGTGTGGCACCTGGCCGGGCCGGGCCGCGGCCGTGAGGGCGTCGTGCTGGCGCGCGAGCTTGAGGGCGTCATGCAGCCCGATTTTGAGATCCGTTGGAGCGAGGGCGCGTACACGATCGGCGCCAAGCCCGAGCGTGTCGACTACAAAAAGCGGCGCATCAACATGGGCGTGGCGATTCAGCCCAACCTCAACGCCGAGCGCATCGAGGAGCCTAACCCGTTCTCGTACCGCATGATCGAGGACTCGTGGTGGTCGTCGTGGTCTGAGACAGTGCCCGGTTTCCTGGGCTCGTTCACGCGCACGCACGGTTTCCGTTGGCTGCGTGTGCTGCTCGGCGAAGCGACCAAGGGCGCGCTGTCGATCGACCCGACGGGCAACGACAACAACTCGGTCATTCACAACATGGCGATCGACGCCGCCTGGCCGTTCTACGCCAAGCGCCCGCTCAAGCGCGTGTGGAAGGTCAACCCGGCCGACGTGTACGCCAAGGGCAAGGCCGAGGGCGTTATCGCGATCGCCAACCGCGGCACGTGGGAGTCGTGGCCGAAGTTCCTGGTGCGCGGCTCGGGCGAGGTGTGGATTCAGGACGGCATCGAGGGCCGGATGGTCAAGCTGCCCAAGCTGTACCCGACCGACGGCGCGTACATGATGGTCGACACCGACCCGACGGCGCGCACGATCACGACCGAGAAAGATCCGGTCGACAGCCAGCTCGTCAAGTATCTGCGTAACAGCCAACTGCTCGACCTGCTGCTGCACGACGTGACGGCGTCGCGGCTACCGGCGCAGCGGCGCATCCCCGGCGGTATCGGTTTCGACGGCAAGATCCCGCCGCGCACGGTGGCGCACATCAAGGTGTCGCACACCAACCCGCAGGGCTCAATCACGTGCATCATGCCGCAATACTTTCGGATGGCGTGGTCGTGACGGCGACGCTGTTGGAGCCGCCGCGGATCGGCGTCAACGGGCCGCCCGACCCTGTGCGCGACCCGATTTCGGCGTACACGTACCTCGACTCGCGCCGCGAGGTGATCGACGAGGAGGCCCGCGCCCGGCCGCTCATTCGCTTGTGGGACAAGCAAATGCAGTACATAGGCACGGTCGCCGCCGAGAAGTCGGTCGACGCCGAGGAGATGCTGCACGACACCGGCACCGGCGACATTGTGCTGCGCGGCGACGACTGGCTGGTCGAGTTCATGCGCTCGGACGTGCGCAAAGACGAGGACTTGCACATCACGATCGACCCGTACCCGCACCGGCGCAACTGGCGGTGGCGGTGGAACGCGAAGGTCACCAATGTGCGCGTGAAGCGCGGCGAGGACGGCCTGCGCACGGTCACGCTTGAGTGCTCGCATAACCGGGAGCATTGGAAGCACCTCTATTTCGGCGCAACGCCTTTCATGCCGCCGGAGGTGCAGCCGCTTCGCGCCTGGCTGCTGCCGGGCAACACTCGGACCATTATCGCCACAACGGGTTTCATCAACCTGGCGCGCAACTATTGCCCGCTTTTGGCGCTGCCGACGCAGGTACTCAACCCCGGCGCGTGGCTCGGTGAGGGCAGCAATCCGCTGAACCTCAACCCGTTAAATTGGCCTGTACAAATGCAATTCGTCAATCCGGTGTTCGACCAGTCGCGCTTTAGCGTGATCATGTCGCGCTGGGCTGACGCGCATAGCGTCACCGAGGCGATGCTGAAAGACGCGGGCTGCAATGTGCGCGCGTACATGTGGCTGCCCGAGGACGAGGACAGCCCGCACCCCGAGCTGGCGGCGATCGTCGGCGAGAAGCTCGCCCGGCCGACTCGTGCGTGCATTGTGCTTGCGGTGGAGGACAATTCGGGTCGCACCGGATGGAGCGGGACGGCCGCCGACGGTTTCATGCAGCTTATCGGCGTCACTGGCGACGACATGATCCGCGAGGTTATCGGGCAGATCGACGACAAGGGCCGGATCATCGACCCGATAACCAAGGCAACGCTTTTCGGCAAGCTGCTGGGCACCGCCCCGTCGATCCCGAGCGTGGTATTCCGCGACACCGAGCACTCGTCGATCATCACAGCCGAGCACTCGATGTTCCGCGCGAAGGCCCAAAAAATCCTCACAGGCGGTAAGAGTCCTGGGTGGGTTAACCAGCTCCAAACCTTCGCGATCCGCTATGCGTTATCCCAACTGGCACAAGTGATTAACTACGGTATCGGTGCTTACGAGCAGCCCGGCGCCGAGGGCCTCGACAACCTCTACCAGGGCCAATTTGACGACACGCTGCTCGCGTTCATCCAGTTCACAGATCCGTTGCGCGCCATGCGTTCTGGGCCGTATGGGTACCTCGAACACTTCGAGCAGGGCAGCGGGTCGGCGTACACCGTTAGCTCGGGAATGACGCTGCGGCAGGGGCATTGGAAAACTCGCCCATACCAGGCGTTCAAGGTGCAGGTGCGCAACGGCGGCAACGCCGGGACGCTTTACTACGATTTCGACCTCGGCACTCGCGCCCTGTTCGAGATTGACCGCATTCTGCACGTCGACCAGGTGTCGGCGATCAAGCTGCATTACGACGAGAACACGCCCAAGACGTTCGACCTCGTGATCGGCGACGACAGCGAGTCGGAAAGCCCGCTCGCCTCGATTACCCGCACCGCTCAGCACCTTTGGGGTGCCCTCGCAATGCTATTCGGATCGGGAGATTTGTTCTGATGCAAAAGCCGAAACTCACACCGTACGAGGAGATGTCGCCGCGCGCCCAGGCGATGCACGACATTGCCGACGCGCTGCAGTACCCGGTCGACAACATGGGCCGCCGGTACGACGTGCGGTACCTCATCCCGGTGCTGGCGTTTCACCTGGCGCGGGCGGGCTGCGTCGTCGACCCCGAGCGGGCGCTCATCAAACCGCGGCGGCTGCCGCCGTCGCCGGGCGTCATCGAGGACGCGGTCGAGTGGGTCGACGTCGACGCCGAGGACAGCATCGACGACGAGCTGGCCGGGGCGACCCTCGACGACCTCGACCGGCTGTCACCGGCGGCCCGCGCCGAGCTGATCCGCCGCCTGGGCGGCGACGGCACGAAAGTGGCTGAGGCCGAGGCAGATACACCGCTCGACGACCGCACGCCGTGGCACGTCGAGACGTCGATTCAGTTCGACGACGACACCGACAGCTAACCGCCGGCAAAACCGCCGATCACACCGCTGACCTGCGGTGGCGCTGCTGCGCGCCGCCAGGTCGGCAAACAACGAATAGGAGCGACCTAGTCATGGCCGAAATCCCCGCGACCGGCGACGCCGTCAGGCTGTTTCAAACGCTGCTGTCGGCGACCTGGTACGGAATCGTGCGCAGTAAGGACGATCCCGGCGGTATGGCCGCGACGCTGGAAATGATCGACGACGAGGCGGTCATTACCACCGACGTGCTGATCGGCCCGAAGGGCGACAAGGGCGAAAATGCCCCGCTGGTCGACCTGCAGTGGCCGCCGCTTGAGCAGGCCGCCGACCTCGAACCGCTCAAGGCGTCGCTCGGCCCGACCGACAAGGGCAAGGCGTGGTGGATCGGGACGCTGGTCTATGTCTGGACGGGCAGCAAGTTCGAGGCAGTGCGCCCCGGCCCGGCCGGGCCGCCTGGGGCGACCCCGCTCATCACGGCATCGTGCGAAACGATCCCCATGTCGGAGCGCGGCCCCGACACCAAAGACGAGGTGATCCCGTCGGGCACTTCGCTTGCGCCGCACCTGCATTTCCGGCTGCTCGCACCGCAAGGCCCGCGCGGGCCGTCGACGAACATTCTCGACGCCCCCGACTACGACAACAGCAAGGCGCCCGAGGACGGGCAGACCCCGGTGTGGTCGTCGGTCAAGCAAAAGTGGGTGCCGTCGAGCTTCGCGCACAAGCACCCGCGGCTGTACAGCGTGCCCGAGGCGGCGTTTCAGAACTTCACCGGCGTGGCGCAGCGGCACCCGATCCTGACGTACGTCGTCGAGGCGCAGGACTATGCGTGGACGCCATACGTTCTCGGGCACCTCAAGGCATTTGGCGTTGAGTTCGACCAAGACCCGCTGACGATCGGCTGCGAGGTGCGCCTCGGCGACCCGACGACCGGCGACCTGATCGCCCGCGGTTTCGGCAATATCGCGAGCTGGGCTCACATCGTGCCGCACTACTCGACAAGCGCCGACCCCGCAACCGCGGTGGCGCCCGGCAACGGTGTCGCCGTCGTGCCCGCCGGGCAGACCGCGCAGATCAGCGTCAGCCTCTACAACGACGGCCTGCTCGGCGCCTACATCTTCAACCGGCGCGGCGCGCAACTGTCCATCCTCACGATCCCGACAGGAGATGAGTAAGGCCGTGGCATACACCAGGACGTACAGCACGATCGTGCCGCTTGAGCCCGGCACCGACCGCGAGCTGGCGCTGTGGCTCGCACGGGAATCGTTCGAGCGCAAGGCCGAGGGCGACGCCCTGGTGCTCGTCGAGTTCGAGCACCGCGACGTCGACCCCGACGACCTGCCGCCGAAGGCCGAGAAGCAACTCGGCCGCCCGCTAACCGATTTCGAGTTCGTCGAGTACACCGGGGTGGGGCGCCGTGCCGAGGCAGTATGACACTCGGCAGCTCGCCGTCGACCGCGACCCGCTGCGGCAGCTCGTACCGGACCCCGGCAAGCTCCCGAAGCTCAACCCGAAGGACTTTTACGACGGGTTCCTGCGCGGCATCAAACTGCTGACGGGCATCGACCTTTCGTCGCCCGAGGCGCTCGTCGCCAGCATTATCGAGCTGCTTAAAGACGGCGTCGGCGGCGCGCTCGACCCGGCGCAGCTTCTCGCGATGGTCGGCAAGATCCTCGGTTTCGTCGGCACCCCGGCGAGTATCGACGAGCTGGCTGCGTGGGCCTCGACGAACCTGTTCGGGTGGATCGACCCCGGCCGCCTGCCGATGATCCCGGTGTCGCATATCGGGCAGATCGTGGCGAGCCTGCTGCCTAACGGCATGTTCGGCGGCGCGCAGTCGATCATCGACCCGACCGGGCGGTGGCTCGTCGACGCCGTCGAGGGCGCGGCCCGCACGGTCGCCAACGGGACGATAACCGACCTGCTGTCAACGGATCTGATCAGCGTTGTGCCGGGCCAGGTGCTCAACATCGTCGGCAAGGTCAAGTGGAGCGGCCTGACCGCCTCGGGCAGCCCGATCCAGCTCGGCGTGACCGAGTACAGCGACGAGCGCGGCGAGACACTGGCCGGGCGGGCTCTGGTTGCCACGCCTGCGGGTCAAACCGGCACGACCGGGTGGAAGGACGTCGCGGGCACTTACACCGTCCCACAGGGCGTTAAGGCCGTGCGGGCGCGTGTCAGTGTGGGCGCCGAGGCCACCGCGGGCGACGTGTGGTTCAAGGGCATTGACGCCAATAAGGGCAACACCCTACTGCCGATCGCGCTCGTCGAGAACCTATCGGCCCGGCTGGCGAGCCTGCTCGGCGTCGACGTGTGGCAGTCATTCCTCGACGCCGCGAAGGGCACGGCGGGCGGCACGATCGGCGACATTATTAACCGCATTGTGCACCTGGGCGTCGACGGCTCGTTCGACGCCTCGCAGCTCGTGAACGTGCCGAATATGCCAATGCTGCCGGGTACAAAGGTCGGCGGCCTGGGCAACGGCAGCGGAAATATCCTGCAGGACATAAAGAGTCACGTCGACAATGTGGTTAACAAGTTCCTGGGTATGAACGGCGCCGGTCACGCGCTGGACGACGCCGCGGCGGCTATGGGCACGATTTACAGCCAGGTGCGCACCAGCGCGCAGCAGCTCCAAGACTTGATTTCTGAGCAGACGGGTGAGTCTCACTCGGGCAGGTCTTTTCGGGTCGACTTCACTACCTACCCCGACGGGCCGCTGCCTGACGTGTTCGACGTGACGTACTCGGGTAGCGGCTCAGGGTACGCCGAGGTGCGCGGCGGCAAGGGCACCTGGCACAAGGTCGCCGACGGCGACCGCACGGTCATGGGCAGGTACAAGGCAGACACCCTCACCGATTACCAGTCCCTCGGCGCCACGGTGGCCTCGCCGATGGACAACGGCGCGCAGACCTGGCTGTTTGGGCGGTGCAACGTCGCTAAGACGACGTTCGTGTATGCGTTCGGTTACCGCAACTCGCTGCTCGATTTCCGCGCGGAGCTGGGCTGCTTTGTGAACGGCGTCAAGTACGTGTTCGCGACAAACGTCAAGGCGAACATGAACTTTAACCTGGGCCTGAAAATCGGTACCGGCAAGGGGCTGCGCAACTTTCAGGTGATTTCCGGTAACGAAATCATCATCGACTACACCGACACCGCGGGTATTAGTCAGGTCGGGCCGGACTATCGGGGCTGGGGATTCCTGAGCGCGACGGCGAACAACGGCAACAATGTTCCGGCTGACGCGGTTTATGTCACGTGCGCTGACTCGGACCCGTCGGCGGCCGTCGGCTCGGGCGCGAAGATGGCTCGCACGAGCACGGCGAATGTTGGTGTGTCTGTTGGCCGGTTCCTGCTGCCGCAGAACTTCTATCAGTCGCTCGACCTGGCGACGCCCGACATTATCCCCGACGTGACCAACGGCAAATTTACGGTGTCTCTTGCTGGTTGGTATCGCGTCGAGATTGCTTTCCGCGTGAGCACCAACGCCTTTGCGAGCACATGGAACTTGGCGCCGGTGCTCTACAAGAACGGGCAGGTGCACCGCGTCGGAACTGACTGCTATTTGTTCTATTACTTTGGCGCTGGCGCGGGCGGCCGTTTCGCGCAAACAAGTTTCGGCGTCTACCTCGATGCTGGCGACTCTGTGCAATCGGGTTACGACGCCTCGGTGGCGCGGTCGTCACTATTCAGCGGCGAAGCATCCGGCGTCGAAACGTATTTCAGCATTTCCCTACTAAACAGGAGCCGCGGATAAATGGCAGAAATCGACAACACCCCCGAAGTGGTTGCGGCCATCACGCAGCACCTCGGCGAGGACATGTCGGCCGAGCAGGTCGCGAACGTCCTGGCCGCGTGGAACAACGTGCGCGGCGGCGATCCGGTCGGCATGGTGCGCCGCGATGAGGACACCGGCAAGATCGCACACCGGGTCAACGCTCACGGCGTGCAGCAGTGGCGTGTCAGCGCGCCCGACGGCGAGCAGTACAACGACCTGCAGCCGACGCTGCCCTGGCCGGTGTTGTTCGACCCGAGCTAATGGCGTGGTCGACGAATCCACAGTCGGCGCAACGGGATAAGTACGGCTGGTCGACCAACCCGGCGCCGCTGTCGCCCCCAGCGCCTCGCGGGCCGGGCTGGTTTGTGTCGCTGCACGAGCTGGCCGCCGCGCTGAGTATCAGCGAGCCCGACGCCGCGCTTGTCGTGCGCACCGTCGCCGAGGCGCGCGGTATCAGCCTGCCCGAGGCTGCGCTGCTGGTGCACATGACCGGCCAGGCGTCGAGCGCCAGCTCGTCGGCCGCCTCGATCGTCGAGCGCCAGGTCGCCGACGCCCTGGCTGCCTCGGTGAGTGTGGCTCGCGCCGACGTGGTGCCGCAGCTCGTCGCCCAGGCGCTCGGCGTCGACGTCGCCACCGCGCTGCTCGTCCTCAAGTTCAGCGGCGACGGCAGCTCGGCGAGCGCCGCCGAGGCGGCTAACGCATTCCCGGCGACGGCGCCGCTACCGCAGCAGTTCACGGCCGCGGGTAACTACACGTACACGATCCCGTACTGGTGCCGTTTCATCGACGTTGTCGTGCTCGGCGGTGGCGGCGGCGGCCAGGGCTCGGGCTCGTCGCTCGTCGACGGGTTCGGCGCCAAGGCTGGCGATTGGGCTACGTGGACGCTTGAGCGCGGCGTCGACATTGCATGGACACTCGCGACAATCACCGGCACGGTTGGCAATTTCGGCGCCGGTGGTAACGCCGGTGCTGGCGCTATCCCTGGCATTCCGGGCTCGCCCGGCAGTGCCAGCACTGCGGTTGCGACCGGCAAGGGCACGCTGAGGGGCGACGGCGGGCCTGGTGGGGCGCTGGGTATTTGGGGCGCCGACAAGTCAGGGCAAGGCCCCGGCACCCTCAACTACAACGGCCAGGACTACGTCGGCGGCGCGAACACCGCCAACCAAGGCAGTGCCAAGGGCAACCCGCCCGGCGGCGGTGGCGCCGGGGCTGCGGGCGGCATCTTTATCGGCACCAGGGGCGGCGACGGCGCGGTGGGCCGCGTTTGGTTCCGCGCATACCAGTAAGGGGGCGGGGCAATTGAGTAACCCTGACGACGATTACACGTTCTGCGTCTACTACGAGGGCCAGCCGGTGCCCGGCGGGCCGTGGCAGCCGTACGTCGCGGTGGCGCCGAGCCTGGCCGACGCCGAGCAGTGGGTCGAGCTACTCGCTGCGGCCGTCGACGGCAACCCTTACGTGCGCAACCTGACGATCGGCTACGCGCCCAAGGTCACTTGGCAGCCCTGGCCGCCCGGCGACGGCTGACCGCATGCTCGCTGGCGCTGATAACGGCCCGGCGGGTTTCGTAGCACGTGCGCCTCGCCCGTAGCTAACCGCCGGCAAAAACTCGAGCACCCCCACTCACCTGCGGATACCTCGCGGAATGGCGCGAGGTCGGCAAACACTGGATAGGAGCACCGTGGCAGCAACGGACGCATTCAAGCTCGCCATCGTCAACGCGATCGGCGCGCAAGGCGCAGTGATCAGCTTGCACTCGGCCGACCCTGGTACGACCGGCGCGAACGAAATCAGCGGCGGCGGCTACGCCCAAAAGACAACCGTGTGGGGCGCCCCGGTCATCGTGTCGGGCGGCGCCGACAACGGCAAGGCCAGGATCACCGGCTCGACCCAACAGTTCAACGTGCCCGGCGGTGTCGCGATCACTCACTACGGCGTGCGCAGCGCGGGCGGCACGTTCCTGTACGGCAAGCCGCTGGCGCCGGGCGCGACGCTCAACGGCAACGGCGTTGTCGACGTCACGCCGACGCACACGTACGACCTGACCTAGCTCGAAATGGTCGGCGTCGAGGGCATTTTCGCAGCATTGTCTGCGGCTGTGGCGCTCGGCGCCCTCGGGCACTGGCTCTATGACGTGCTGGCGCACCGACGCTACGACAACGACGAGGGATACGACACATGAGTTTCACCCGGTTCCTGCAGGACGACCCGCTGCTCACCCGCGAGCAAGTGATGGCCGAGCTGATTCGGGTCGCCGACGAGCTGAACATGCCCGACAAGCGCGGCGCCTGCGTCATTGCGGGCATGACGATTTCGCAAGAGGTCGGCGTAAAGGACAACGACCCGCCGTTCGAGCGGCGGTTCTGGTGCCCGGCCAACCGCGCCGACCCCGAATCGTTCAACTACCCGCACGACTCGGAGTCGAACGACGGCCGCTCGGTCGGCTACTTCCAACAGCAGAAGGGGCCTAACGGCGAGCTGTGGTGGGGCACAACCGCATCCGAGATGAACCTGCACAGCGCCGCCACGCAGTTTATGACGCGGCTCAAGGCCGCCGGATACAACGCGAGCAACGCCCAGGCGGCGAACGACTCGGCGCAGGCGATCCAACGCTCAGGCGTCCCGCAGGCGTACAAGCAATGGTGGGACGACATTAACCGCCTGTACGACAAGGTGAAGGGCTCGGGCGGTGGCCCGGCGCCCGCGCCTAAGCCGCCGCAGTCGGGGCCGTGGACCGGCGACCCGGTGTGGCTGGCCGACGTGCTGCGCGCCGAGGGGCTGAACGTCGTCGAGCTGCCCGGCTGGCTCGATCGCGGGCACGGCGACATGGGCCGCCTGTGGGGCGTCGTGTGTCATCACACCGGCAGCGATAACACCCCGTCGAGCGAGATTGCGTTTCACCCGTCGCTCGGCCTGTGCTCGCAGATTCACCTGGCGCGCAACGGAACTGTGACGCTGTGCGGTGTCGGCATCGCCTGGCATGCGGGCGTCGGCAGCTATCCCGGCCTGCCCGAGGACAACGCCAACGCGGTCACTATCGGCATCGAGGCGCAAAACAGCGGCACCTATGACGGCGCCCCGCACCGCACGAATTGGCCTGACGCGCAATACGACGCCTATGTGAAGTGCTGCGCGGCGATCTGCCGCCGCCTCGGCGTGCGCGCCGATCACGTGATCAGTCACAAGGAATGGGCCGGTCGCAAGCAAGGCAAATGGGATCCAGGCGCCATCGACATGAACATCTTTCGCGCCGACGTACAGCGGCGCATCGACGCCCATCAACCAAACGGAGAGGACGATTTCATGGCCGCACTATCAGCCGACGAGCAGCGCGAGGTGCTGAACCTGCTGCGCGTCCTGGCCGACCGGCGGTTCGTCAGCCGCAGCCCGTTCCGCCACCTCGGCGAGGGGCCGAGCGAGACTGTCGCCGGGTTCGGACTGAACACCGACGGCCTGAATCATGCGCAGTACACGATCGCGCTCGCCCGCCTGGGCGACCCGACGCACCTCGCCCTGCTGCGCGAGGTCGCCAGCGCCGACGGCGACTCGCGCTACCCCGACCGCCAGTACGACGCCAAGCTCGCCAAGCGCGTGCTCGCCGAAATCAACAGCGCCCCAGCGCCAAGCACCCCAGCTCCGACCGCGCCGACCACGCCGACCGAGCCGAGCACGCCGAGCGAGCCGAGCACGCCGACGTCGCCGGTCAAGGCCGCGTGTGCGCTGTCTGCGGCCGGGTGCGTTGTGGCAGGCGCCGCCTCGGGCGGTGGCTGCGCCCTGTCCACCGACGGCACCGGCAAGTGCGTCGTGACCGCCGCGACCGACGGCGGGGCCGCCTGATGGCCTGGGTCGGTTGGCAGCTCGGCATGCAGGGCGAGCAGGTCAAGGTGATACAGCAAAAGCTGATCGCCAAGTACCAGTGGGTGCGTGACCGTTACCCGCGGCTGACGGCCAGCGGCGTCTATGACGTGTTCACGCAGGCCGCGATCGTCGAGTTTCAGTTCCGCGTAGGGCTTCCCGTCACCGGCATAGCTGACTACGCGACGCAGGTTCGCCTCGGCGCGGTGGTCCCGGCGCCGCCGCCGCGGCAGCGCATCATGGTGCTGACGTTCAGCGGCACCTCGGCCGACATGTGGACCGGCTACCCGGCCGACGTCGCGCGTGCGCTCGACCCGTCGACCTTCTACTGGCAGCCAGTGTTCTACGGCCCCAACGGAATCCCCGCGATATTCCCGATGGGATCGAGCGCCAAGAGCGGCGAGGTCGAGGGCCTGCGCCTGCTCGACGAGAAGGCCCGCGATTTCGACTACATCGTGCTTATCGGCTACTCGCAGGGCGCGCTGCCCGCCTCGCGGCTCATGCGGCGCATCCTGTCGGGCGACCTGCAGCGGTTCAAGTCCAAGCTGATCGCCGGTGTGACGTTCGGAAACCCGATGCGCGAGAAGGGGCACACGTTCCCCGGCGGCGCCGACCCCGGCGGCCACGGCCTCGACCCGCAGTGCCTCGTGAACACGCCCGACTGGTGGCACGACTACGCCGCCAAGGGCGACATTTACACCGTCGGCTCGGGCAGTAACGACGAGAAGGCCAACGCCGACATGACGTTCATTTACCAGCTCGTGCAGGGCGACATTCTCGGCATGATGTTCGGCACCGGCAACCCGCTCGACATTCTCGGCCTGCTCGGCGGCCTCGGTGGCGGCCTACTCGGCGGCCTGGGCGGTGGCCTGCCCGGTGGCGGCAAGGGCGGCCTGCAATTGCCCAGCGGCCTGGTGCTCCCCGGCGTCGGGCTCGGCCAGGGCGGCGCGCTCACCGACCACCAGCGCGGCCTCGTCGAGGCGGTGCTGGCGCTGCTCGCTAACCCGTTCGCCGAGGTTCCGGCGGCGGTCAAGGCGATTGTGTCCGGTGTCGGGTTCATCGCCACCAACCCGCCGACGGCGCCGCACATCGAGTACCACATTCGCGAGGCTGCGCCCGGCGTGACGTATTTCCAGCACGCGATCGACTACCTGCGCCAGGTCGGCGCGTCCGTCGCCGCCCGCGCGGCCTGACCCCGAGGAGTCAACCCCGATGATGTCGATTCTCGACCTGCGCTCGCGCGACGACGCGCGGCGCTTCATTCACAGCGTCGCCCCGGCGATCGCCGTGCTGATGGTCAGCATGGGCGTGCTCGACCGCAACGTCGCAATGCTCGGCGTGGCCGTGGTGCTGGCCGTGTTCAACGACACACTGGCGCACATCAACTCGTCCGACTCGTTCCGCAAGTGGTTCTATCCGGTGCTGACCTCGGCCACCACAATGCTGATCGGGCTGGGCATGGTGACCGACGAGCAGCTCACACCGTGGATCGCGATTATCACCATTCTGATCGGTGGCGGTGTCGCGGCCAAGAATGCGACGCCCGAGGAGCCCGAGGCCGACGACGACGAGCCGTCGGGCAAGCACGCGACGACATGACGCCCTTGCGGGCGGTGTCGGGCATGCTGGCTCGTGCTGACAACGCCTCGGCCGCGAAGCTGGACGGCATGCGGGGGATGCCATGACGTACCGCTACGTCGAAAACCGGGTGCTGCGTTTCGTGCAGCTCGCGCTGCTCGTCGACGCCATCGTGCGCGGCGCGAGCTGGATCGCGACACCGGCGAGCGGCATACCCCCAGCGATCGGCCTGGCCGCCGAGGACACCGCAGCCATGTGGGTGTGGGGCGCCGTGTTCGCCGTTTGCGGCGTCGTGGGCCTGCTCGGCGAGCTGGTGATGCACCTCAGCGGGTCCGAGCATCGCGCGTGGCCGTCATTCCTGGCGCACTCCGCGCTGCTGTTCCTGTTCGCCGGGCTGGCCCTGTCGGCGGTCAATAACGTCATCACAACGCACGCAACGGACGGGTTTAGCGCCCCATACACTCTCGCCCTCCTCGCGTTGCTGCATTGGGTGTTCGCGAGGCGGCGGAAGCATGCCAACTGATCTGATCGACCGGCTGCCGCAGCAGTGGGTCGGCATCGTCGTCCTGGTGCTGTTCGTCGTCTACGTGAGCGGGCAGCTCATCGAGAAATCCGAGCGCGTCGCGAAGCTGCTGCCCCTCGGTGTGTGGTGGCGCGAGCGCAACCGGCGCAAGTCTGCGGTCGACCCGGCCGAGCTGACACGCGCGGTCGAGGCGGCCCGGCATGCCTGGTCGCGCGAGGAGAACGCCGCACTGGCGGCCCTTGAGAGCCGCGTCGCCGTGATCGCCGCGATTTCGGAGCACCAGGCGGTCAACATCAAAGAGCTGCAAGACTCGGTGCGCGCGTTCACCGCGTTCTCGGTTTACGACGCCCGCTGGCACCACCGCGCCGACGTCGCCCTGGCTGACTGCCCGATGTGCGACCTGCCCGAGCACCTCGATTACTTCGCGTTCGAGCGGCTGTGGCGCGAAGATCCCGCCGCCGCGGCGAGGTTGCCTGTATGAGCCTCGCTGCCCGCCTCGGGCCGCTGACACGAGCCCCGATCGGCTGCGCGGTGTGCCGCTGGTACGAGGGCCTCGACGAGGGCGACCGGGCGACGTTCGACTCGTGGGTCAACGGCGGCGGCAGTATCTCCCAGCTTTGGCGCGAGTGCTGCGCCGACCCCGATAGGCCGCTGCATATCAGCCGCCCCCGTTTTTCCGAGTGCATCAACCAACACCACCGCGGAGGCCCACGTGTCGCTAGCTGACCGGCTGAGCACCCCGGCGGTGCCCGACGAGAAGTACCGCCCGTCGGTCGAGTTCGACAGCCGCGGCGCGACGATCGACACCGGCGCGGTCGAGCAGGAGCCCGGCCAGCCGCCCGAGTACGCCGAGCTGCTGCGCCAGGTCGGCCGCGACCCCGAGCGGTTCCGGCTCGTGGCGATCGACCGCGAGAAGCACTGGCAGGTGCCTTACCGTCCGATCGAGGGCACCGACGAGCGCGGCAAGCCGATCTATGGCGAGCTGACGACCAAGTGGCTCGCGAGCTACTCGCTGCGCGTCGAACCTATCGACCAGGGCGGCAACGACCTTGAGGCGTTGATCGCCGAGGCCCGCAAGCGCCCCACGATCGAGCCCGGCCAGCTCGGCTCGCCGTATTGGTTCGTGTTTCAGGGCGGCGATCTGCAGCTCGGCAAGCGCAGCCGCGACGGCTCGACTGAGCAGATCGTCGAGCGGTTCGTGCAGTCGGTCGAGGCCGCCAAGCGGCAACTGCACGCCTGGGCGCCCCTCGGTATCGCTGGCGTGCAGATCAGCCTGCCCGGCGACTGTTTGGAGGGCGTCGTGTCGCAGGGCGGGCGCAACTCGTGGCTGACGCAGGAAACGATCGCCGAGCAGACCCGGCTGCTGCGCCGCCTCATGGTGTACACGATCGACGAGCTGGCGGCGGCCCCCGAGGTCAAGCTCGACGTCGTCGGCGGCAACCACGACGACGCTAACCGGCAGTGGAACACCAAGCCCGGCGACAATTGGGCGACCGAGGCGGCGATCGCCGTCGACGACGCGCTCAAGCTCAACACCGCCGCGTACGGGCACGTCGAGGTGCGCATCCCCGAGTCATGGTCGGGACACATGACCGTGCCGGTCGGCGACACCGTCGTGACCGTGATTCACGGCCACCAGTGGCGCAAAGGCCAGGCCCTCAAGTGGTGGAGCGAGCAGGCGGTGCACAACCAGCCGCCCGGCGCCGCGCACGTGCTGCAGCATGGGCACTGGCACACCGCGGCGTGGGAAGCGCACGCCACCAAGACGATCGTGTGCTCGCCGACGTTCGACTGCGGATCTGACTGGTACCGCGAGCGGCACGGCGCCGAGTCCCGGCGCGGCGCCCTCACGTATCTGCTGCGCGGCGGCGAGGTTTCACGCCTAAGTGTCGTGTAGCTAACCGCCGGCAAAAACTCGAGCACCCCCGCTAAGCTGCAGCAATGCTCTGCGCCCGCCCGAAGTCAGCAAACAGCGCCCCTCGGCTCACGCCGGGGGGCGTTTCGGCGTTTCTAGGGCCTGTTGACGTGCCAACAGGTTTGCGCCTAAGCTGTTGGGTAGTCAACACCCCCGAGGGATAGGAGCCCAAGCATGACAACGGCATTCGCCGACCCGACGATCGAGGACGGTAACGACATGGCCCGAGGCAAGCAGGTGCGCATCGACGGCAAGGTGCGCACGATCCCGGCCGACAAGGTCGACCAGTACGAGGCGCTGGCGGCCCGCGTCGACGCCATGTTCCCCGGCGACCGCGGGCACGAGCGCCAGGCCGCGCTGAAAGCCGCCGCGCGGTTCCTGCTCGGCGACCTGACCGTCAGCGGCGCCGGTGACGACCTCGACCTCGCCCGCCGGGCCGAGCAAGAGGCCGCCGCGGCGGCCCGCGCGGTCACTATCCTGGCGATCGAGAACGGCGCCAGCGAGCAGGGCACGGCCCGCGAGATGGGCGTCGACCGGCTGACCGTGCGCAAGTGGAACGGCAAGGTCGACCGCGCGTGAGCGATAACGCGGATTACAGCCGGGTGTTCTCGATTGACTTCGCAAAGCACGTCGTCGAGTGCGAGGGGCGCCCGTTCGCTTTGGTGAAGTCGCCCGTCGAGGTCACCGACGACGACCCGGCGCCGCTGCTGGCCGAGCGCGTGACCGTGCGCGACTCGCGCGGCGAGGCGCCCGACCGTCGGGGCTGGGTGACGGCGCTCGGCATTTACACGCCGACCCTGTGGGTCGCGCTGATCGACTAGCGTCACAGTGACGAAAGCACTGCGAGGGATAGGAGCACGAAACATGAACGCACGCGGCATGATTGCGGCCGGGCTGGCGCTCGGGGCCGTTTCGCTCGGCCTGGCGGCCCCCGCCGCGGCCGATCCGCCGATGGCTCACGACGCGGTGCTCGGCGCCAAGTGCGACCCGAGCGGCCCGACGTTTGGGTACGCGACCAACGGCGTCGACGTGTACGCCTGCCCGGCGTTCGGCCGGTGGGTTCAGGTCGCCGGGTGGTACGGCGAGCGGCAGGTCGGCTCGCCCTGCAGCGGCGGCGAGGGCGCCGCGGTGTCGCCGAGCGGGCGCGGCCTGGTCTGCGTGACCTCGATCGCCTCGGGTGCGAGCACCTGGCAGCCCGGCCCGTAGCGGTCTGCTACACGAGCGCCCCGTCGATCATGTGTCGGCGGGGCGTTTGTGTTGACTGGTCAACACCTCGCGGTGTACTGTTGAGGCATCAACAGCACTACGGGATAGGAGCCCAAAATGACCACAGCGACTTGGACTAAGGCCGAGGCCAAGGCGAGCGACCGCGAGTACGCGCGACTGGTCGGTATCGCCCAGGCCGCCAGCGCCGCCGTCGACACCGCCCACCAGCGCGCCCTGACGGCCGCCGGTGCGAGCATGCAGTACCTCAACGGCGGGTACCGCCGCAAGGGCCTGAGCTTCGACCGTGGTCGCACCGAGGCCACCCTCGACCAGGCCCGCCGGATCGCCGCGGGCGAGGAGCCGTCGCCGAGCCGGTACGCTGACGTCGAGCGCGCCGCCGAGGCCGTCGCCCGTTTCGACGCCGCAGTCGCCGAGTACCGCGAGGCCAACGCCGCGGCCCGCGCCTGGGATGACGCGAATTACAAGGGCTGGCGGCGGTTTTTCCTGGTGCCCGGCGGCCACATTCACGAGTCGCGCGCCTGCAGCTCGCTGCGCCCGACGACCCTGATCGCCTGGCTGCCCGAGCTGTCCGGTGAAACCGAGGCCGAGGCGGTGGCCGAGCACGGCGCCCTGCTGTGCACCAAGTGCTTCCCGTCGGCGCCGGTCGAGTGGACCGTCGGCAACGTCGACCCCGACAAGTGCAACGGGCGCCCCGACATGGACCGCCGCCGCGGCCGGTACGCGCCGTGCCGCGAGTGCGGGTACGTCGGCCACATCACGACGCACGGAAACCTGCGCAAGCACAAGCGCGAGAGCGCCTGAGAGTAAACGAGAAACGCCCCCGACCCGGTCACACCGGCGGGGGCGTTTTCGTGCGCCTGCGGGGCGCTCAGCCGGGCAGGTGGCCCGGCTCGTCGGGCAGCACCGTGTCGGGCGTGACCGTGTAGGTTTCCCGGTCGTTGATCTTCATGTCGACGAAATAACCGCCGTACGTGGTGCACGAGACATAGCTGCTGCCATAGCAGCTCGTGCGCGTCGGCACCTGGTGCGCCGGTGTCCACACGCTGCGCTTGCGGTCCCAGCTCCCGTCGGGCCGCACCGGGCCGTCGCAGATCGTGCGCCGCTGGCTGCCCAGGAATCCCCACAGCACCGTGTCGCAGTTGGGGCCGAGGTCAGGATCGGGCCGGGCGTGCGCCGGGGCGGCGGCCAGCACGGCACCGGCGCCGATGGCACCGGCGACGGCGAGGGTTGCGGCTGTCTTGAATCCGATCATTACGCGCCCCCGAGCGCCAGGTGGGCGCCGCCCGAGAGCATCGAGTCGTGCAGGATCAGCTCGGTTGCCTCGGTGCCGGGTGCCACGTCGAACGCGACGCGGGCCTGAATCGCGTTGCCGGGGTTAATGTCTCCGGTCCCGCTGTTCATGTACATGTCTGCTGCGCTGTGGGCGCTGTACTGGCGCCCCGCGGTGTCGACGAGCTTCTGGTTGACGCCCGAGAATGACCGGGCCTCGTTGCCGACGTTCTCGACCGACAGCGTGACGACGACAAACTCGCCTTGCGCGGTGGCCGTCATGTACGGGTTGCCGGTCGGGTCGCTGACCGTCTTGGCGCGCTCGACGCCGACGACGCGAAACTCGAACTTGCCGTCGCGCACCGAAGATCCGGCCGGGGCTGCGGCGCCCTTGCGTGGCGCCGACGGCGTGCTCGACGCCGAGTGCGGGGCCGTGGCCGACGAGTGCGACGACGAGCTGGTCGAGTCGGTGTGCGAGCCGACGCAGGACGCAAACGCGATGAACGCGAAAACACCGCCCGCGGCGAGTGCTGCCTTTTTGTGCTTCATGGGTCTCCTATCCCTGTGTGGTGAAAAGCACTGCCAGCCTATGCGATCGGGCGATCGTGGGGGAGTGTTGAGCGGTCAACAGTTTGTATGCTACTGTTGAGGCATCAACAGCTCGACGGGATAGGAGCCGACGACATGACCACCACCACCTACCAGGGCAAGACGTACGAACTGCACACCTACGTCGACCCGCACCCCGGCAAGGCCGCACGCGACCGCGTGCACTGGACCGAGGACTGCATGCGCTGCGGCGGCTCGGGCGTGTACCGATGGGTCAACGCGATGGGCAACTGCGAGGGCGGCTGCTTTGGCTGCTGGGGCACCGGCAAGATCGAGCGCAGCCAGGCCGTGCAGACCCTTCGCAAGGCCGCCCGCGAGGAGGCCCTGTGGCGTGAGCACGGCGACGAGCTGCGCGCCTACCACGCCGCGATCGCCGCCGCGAACGAGGCCGCCGAGCGCGCCGAGGAGTTCGCCCGCGCCTGGGACGAGGCCCACCGCGAGCAGGCCCGCCGGGCTGCGATGAACAACACCCCGGCCGGTGAGGTCGGCGAGCGGCTGCGCAACCTCGACGCCGAGGTGACCGTGTCGGCCGGGTTTGAGCGCGACGCATACCGCGGCTATGGCACCGAGTACGTCAAGATCGTGGTTTTCCGGCTCGCCAGCGGCCAGGTGCTCAAGGCGATGGGCACCGGCCGCGACCTGTTCGGCCTCAACCGGGGCGACAAAGTGCGCGTGACCGGCACCGTCAAGGGCACCGGCGAATACCGCGGCCAGGTGCAGACGATCCTGCAGCGCGTCAAGGTCGAGGTCGTCGAGCAGGCGCCCGCCGAGTAAGGCGCCCCGCACCAAACTGCGCGCCCCCGAGCCGATCTGGCCGGGGGTGTGCTTAGTTGTTGAGGTATCAACAGGTGTGCTACTGTTGAGGTGTCAACAGGACGGGATAGGAGCCCACGACATGACCGCCACCCTCTACCTCGGCACTCACGAGCCAAGCTGGCTGCGCACCGCTGGCGTGCCGCTGTTCGTTTCGCACCGCCGCCTGTCGCGCCTGCGCCGCGATCTGCCGGTCGCCGCGGCGCCGTGGGCGCTGGACTCGGGCGGATTCTCGGAGCTGAGCATGTTCGGCGCGTGGCAGACCACCGCCCGCGCGTACGTCGACGCGGTCGTGCGCTACGACGAGCAGATCGGCCGCCTTGAGTGGGCCGCCCCGCAGGACTGGATGTGCGAGCCCGACATGGTCGCGCGCACAGGTCTGAGCGTCGCTGAGCGCCAGGTGCGCACTGTGCGCAACTATGTGGAGCTGTGCGCACTGTGGCGCGAATCGAGCGACGCCGAGTGCCCGTTCATGCCGGTGCTGCAGGGCTACGCGATCGCCGACTACCGGCGTTGCATCGACCTGTACGGCGAGGCGGGCGTCGACCTGGCAGGCGTGCCGCTCGTCGGCGTCGGCTCGGTCTGCCGCCGCCAGCACACCAGCGAGATCCGCGGCGTGTTCGAGGCGATCCTCGAAACCGACCCCGATATGCCGGTGCACGGTTTCGGCGTCAAGAGCCTCGGCCTGCGCGAGTACGGGCACCTGCTGACGACGTGCGACTCGATGGCGTGGAGCTACAACGCCCGCCGCAACCCGCGGCTCGACGGCTGCACGCACGCCTCGTGCTCGAACTGCATCCGCTGGGCGCTGCGGTGGCGCCGGGGCGTCGTCGGCCCGGCCTGCGCCGTGCACGGCGAGCCTTGCGACGGCCGGGCGTTCGCGACGTGCTTCGCGGCGCCCGCCAGCTCGGCGCTGCTGGCCGCCTGAGCGCCCGCTTTCGGGACTCGGGAGGATTACCCGGCACCCCTCGGCCTGCTACCGTTCAAGGCGTGTTGACGACCTGGGACTTTGCGGCGCGACCGGCGCCCGCGGTGGCCGATTTTGGGCCGTCCAGCAAACACGTCGGGGCGTCAGCAAACTTGTGGATGCCATCCACACCGCCCAGGTTTTCCTGCGGATTCCGGCGTCGTTTCGCGTCGTTTCGCGTACCGATTTAAGGCGTTTTCCCAGGTCAGCGCCCGGATAGGACCGCGGTTCGATTCCCGGCAGCTCCACAAGCTAAGGCCCTGGTCAGAGCAGGTTTTCTGACCGGGGCCTTTTTTCGTATCCACACTCCCATCCACAATTGGGTACTATCGGCCGCTATGGCATCCATTCGCAGCGTGTCCCGCAAAGACGGCACGACGTTCACGCAAGTGCGTTACCGGCTCAACGGCAAGCAGACGTCGACCTCGTTCGACGACGGCGCGCACGCTGTCGAGTTCAAGCGGATGGTCGAGCAGCTCGGCGCGGCCAAGGCCCTAGAAGTGCTTGAGACAACCGACGCGGCGTCGCGCAACTTCACGCTGGCGGGCTGGCTCAAGCACTACCTCGACCACAAGACCGGCGTCGAAAAGTCGACGATTTACGACTACCGCAAGATGGTCGAGAAGGACATCACGCCGGTGCTCGGCGCGATCCCGCTCGCCGCGCTGACCGCCGAGGACGTCGCCAAGTGGGTGCAGGGCCTCGCCGACAAGGGCTTGGCGGGCAAGACGATCGCCAATAAGCACGGGTTCCTGTCGTCGGCGCTCAACGTCGCCGCGAGCGCCGGGCACATCAAGGCCAACCCTGCCGTCGGCGGCGCCGGGCTGGTCGCCGTGCCGCGCACCGAGCGCGCCGAAATGGTGTTCCTGACGGCCGACCAGTACGCCAAGCTGCACGACAACATGCCGCTGCGGTGGCAGCCCCTCGTCGAGTTCCTGGTCGCCAGCGGCGCCCGGTGGGGCGAGGTCACCGCGCTGCGCCCGAGCGACGTCAACCGGGCCGAGGGCACGGTGCGCATATCCCGCGCGTGGAAGCGCACATATGCGCGCGGCGGGTACGAGCTTGGCGCACCGAAAACCAACAAGTCGCGCAGGACGATCAACGTCGACACCGCGGTGCTCGACCGGCTCGACTACTCGGGCGAGTGGCTGTTCACAAATGTGCGCGGCGGCCCGGTGCGCGGGCACAACTTTCACGAGAACCATTGGCAGCCCGCGCTCAAAAAGGCGGGCCTCGACGGCCTGGACGTCAAGCCGCGCATTCACGATCTGCGGCACACGTGCGCGAGCTGGCTGATAGCCGCCGGTGTCCCGCTGCCCGCGATTCAGCAGCACCTCGGGCACGAGTCGATACAGGTCACGATCGGCGTGTACGGGCACCTCGACCGCAGCAGCGGCCGGACTGTCGCGGCGGCCATAGCCGCGGCGCTCGGCCGATAGCAGAACCGCGCAACGCAAGAGCCCCCGGCCGTGGTTGGCTGGGGGCTCTTTGCTGCGCTGGCGTGGATTTACGCGCTGAGCTGCGGCGGTGTGGTTTTGCCGGCGGTTAGCTGGCTGACGCGCAGGCGGTGCGCCTCGACCGTGTCGGCGCGCAGCTCGCGCTGCGTTGTGCGCACCGCGGCGAGCAGGCCGCGATACGGGCGCATTCGGATGCGCCACGAGCGCGCGGCCAGGACGGCGCACGTGACGCCCTCCGCGGCGGTCGCGTACCAGACGGCCCACCCGAGGGGCGCCTCGACAAAGGCGTTGATCAGGCCCGCGGTGCAGCCGACGATGCCGCACCACAGGGCGCCCTGCCATACGCGGGCGACGGCCCGCTGCGCCGGGTCGTCGGCGATGATGCTCAGCGCCCACAGCGCGATGCCGACGAGCGCGATCAGCGCGCCGAGGTAGACGCACCAGTACGCGCGCAGCCATGCGTCGGGGTGCACGTCGAATAGGTCGAGCGCCTCGTGCAGCGGCGCCTCGCTCGACACGAGGCACGCAAGCATGAGCGCGGGGGCCAGCGTGATGATCGGCATTACGCGCTGCTGCACGAGCATCTGGGCCTCGTCGTCGTCGTCGGCGACGCGGGTCAGCATGTTGGTCGTGACGACCGCGACGGCGCCCAGGAATACGCATTGCCCGAGGTATGTCTCGGCCTGGTGGACGCCGACCAGCTCGGGCAGATGCACCTTTCGGGCGAGCGCGTCGGCGCTCGGCGAGCACAGCCATATCGCGACGCTCTGCAGCGCGAGCTGCAGGGTAATGCCACCCTCCCAGCGCAGCCGCCAGGTGTGTCGTCGATACCAGATGGCCCCGGCGATGATCGCGAATGCGAGCACGCGAAGCGAGGCGATCGTGACGTCGTGGAGCATGGTGTGGCACTACCTCCGGTCAAAGGCGTTGATATAGGCTCGCCCGCCCCGTTGCTTGAGGCGGGCGTAAATGCTCGGATTCGGTTGTTAGAGAAGGTCGGCGTCAGCTCGCACGCGGCGTCGGCGGCTCGTCGTCGTCGGGGCGGCGGCCGTCGTCTGCGTCGTCATACCCCCCGGCCTCGAAGGGTGGGCGGGCACGAGCCCGTCCACGTAGGCGATCGCCGACTCGTCGGTGATCATGCCATACCGGGCGAGCAGGTCGACCTCGTTTATCCCGAGGTTGTGCGCTGCGCGCAGCAAGTTGTCGGCCGTGATCAGGCGGCCCTCGCTAACCTGCAGGTAGTAGCGCGATTTTGACATTTGCAGCGCCTCTAATATCTCGCGCAGCTTGAGCGGTCTGCCTACTAAGTAGCCGAGCACAGCGGCAAGGCTCTTGGTGGTGTCGTCGTCTGGCACCTGAGTGTCCTGTCTATTAGGGGCGGCTCCGAATCGCCCGTATGGCGTGTCACTTTAGTCTAGGTTTCTGGACTAAACAATAGGCTTGACCAGCGTTTATGAGAAACCCTAATCGTTCGCGCGTGCAACAAGTCGCGCCCAATGGTGCAGGTTTCTGGACAAGTGGGCTATGGTGACAGCCATGACAGCCCCGCGACACGAGCTGCGATGGAATCCCGGCAAAGTCTCAAAAACGCTGGCCCGCCTTGGTATTCGCGACCGCACCGCCCTGGCTAAGCGCGTCGGGATGCCCAAGAGCACGATATATGCGGCGTTCGACGCCGACTGGTCAGGCGTAGCAACCACCAACGTGTTAGCGCAGGTCGCGGGCGAGTTAGGGGTGTCCCTGCTCGACCTGGTCACCGAGCCCGCGCCGCGCCGAAACCGTAAAGTGCAGAAAACTGCACCGCGCCCGTCGGTGCAGAAAACTGGCATGACGGTGGTCGCATGACCGCCGCGCTGCTGACCTATCCGGTCGCCGACGTCGCGCGACGCATTCCCTGCTCCGAGCGGTGGCTCACAGAGCAGATCCGCGCCGGTCGCATCCCCGGCCGCAAGGTCGGCCGTCACTGGCGGATGACCGAGGCCGACATTGAGGCCGCCCTCGAATCGTTCCGCGTCGCCCCCGAGTCGGGCCGCAAGTCTGTCGCCGCCGAGCGCCCGTTCGCGCTCACCGCCACGTCGCAACGCCGGATTAGGGGCTGACGCAATGCAACTCATGCGCCACATCGAGGAGTGCCGCCGCCTGCAGGCGCAGATCGACGAGCTGACCGCCGAGCTGCGCGTCGTCACCGACGAGCGCGACGCCGCGCTGCGCGAGCGCGACGAGCTGGCCGACCGCCTGGCCGTCACCGAGGCCGACAAGGCGTGGGGGCGCGAGGAGCACCGGCGGCTGCACAACCCGATGCCCGACATGGACCGCTGCGGCTGAGCCCGCAAATGACGCAGCCCCCGCACGAGGCGGGGGCTGGCCGACACAACCAAGGGATAGGAGCCACTTGTTATGCCGACACAGAGTTTAGCGCCAGATCGGCCCGCAGTGCCTAGCGCCATGCGGGCGTTTGCGTCGACCCCGGCGCCGTGGTGCGACGACTGCCGCTGCGTGCACGCCCGGCCGTGCGAGGCGCAGCAGCGCATCAACCGCGCCCTCGACGCCCTCGGGTTCGCGCTGCTCATCCTGACGTCGATCCTGCTCGGACTCGCCGCGGGGGCGCTGACCCTATGAGCCTCAAGGACATAACGCTCACGCACGCCGAGCTGAACGTCGCCGCGCACGTCGTCGACACCCACATGACGCAGGGCTTCACGGCGCACGGCGCGGTGGCCTCGGCAATTCGGGCCGTCAACTCGATGCGCAACCACCCGTCGGCGTACCGGCGGGTCGACCTGGCTCAGCTCAAGCAATCCCAGCGCAGCCCGCACCGCGGCGGCCGTTTCCGCGTCGCCGACTGCGCCGACTGCCAGCTCGACGACAACACCTGCCCCGGCCACCGGATTTAGGAGCTAACACCGCATGTCTGACCTAGTGATTTTCGACGAGCTGCAGCAAGGCACCGGCGACGAGCCGCGCGACTACGTGCCCGCGTTCGAGCGGGCCGTGCTGTACGCCATGCAGTTCAAGCCGATGTACGAGGGCACTGTGCCGCACCGCGTGCGCGCGAAGCGCCGCGAGCGTAACCGCGTCGCCCGCCGTTCTCGCAAGATCAACCGGAAAGCCAGCTAGCGCAATGACTTACGACCCAACTAACCGCGAGCAAGAATCCAAGGATCGCCGCCGCATGCGGATCGCGCAGCGCAAGCGCGAGGCCCGCTCGGCGATGGCCGTCAAGACGTACGTGCTCGACGACGTCCTGCCCGGCCTGCCGCCGATCCCCGACACCGACGACGTGTGCAAGGCCCTCGGCATCAAGGCCCGCACGACGCTGCACAACGTGCTTTACCGTCACCGTGACGAAATGATCGCGGGCGGATGGGACGCCGCCGCAGGAACATTCACGCGCGAGGCCGTCGTGCGGCTGTGCCTGCTGCTACGTGCCACCACCTCGCGCAAGGCCGCCGAGGTCGCCGAGGCTGTCGGCGCCCGCGATCGCGTGATCAAGTTCAACGCCAGCAAGGTGCCGCACGTGCGCCGGTGCCAGGCGTTGATCGACAAGGCGTTCGGGCTCGCCGAGCGCGTGCGCGACGAAGATCCCGCCGAGGTCTGGCACGACCTCAACCAGATGGACGCCTACACGCTGCAGGGCATCACCGTGGCCCTGGCCGCGATGGTCGACCTCGACGCCGCGACCGGCGGTGTGACGCAGTGGCTCAGCTCGCTGGCCCCGTCCAAGCGGCATCCCGGCAAGGGCAACGGCGGCGCCGCGAGCGGCCTCGCCCGGCTGGTGCCGACACCCGATGAGGCGCAGGGCATCCCGCTCGGCAAGATCCCGAGCCTGATCGACGCCGAGCTTGACGAGGTGGCGTCGTGATGCACATGCACATGGGCGGCGACCCGTCGGCGATCTGCGCGCAGACCGACCCCGAGCTGTGGTTCCCCGACAAAGGGCAGTCGACGCGCGACGCAAAGCGCATGTGCATGCGCTGCCCGCTGCTCGACGAGTGCCGCGCCCTGGCGCTCGCCGACCGCAGCCTCAAGGGCGTGTGGGGCGGCCTGAGCGACCGTGACCGGCAACGGATTCGGCGCCAGGAGGTGTCGGCATGACGTACGACGAAACGAGCGCCACCGAGGCGGGCGACCCCGACACGTGGGTCGACCCGCACCTGTGGGCACACGCCTGCATAGCCGCGAACGCCTGCGTGCCGCCGCGGCGGCCCGAGTCCATGCTGCAGGCCCTCGGGGCGCTCGACGAGCTGCTGCTGCGCGAGTCGGGCGTCACGATGCGCGCGTACACCTGGCTGCCCGAGCAGCCCGCGCTGCCCGCGGCCGACCCGTCGCAGCCGATCGACGTCGACGTGGTCGAGGTCGGCAAACCCAACGGCGACAACGGAAACGCCGCGGCCAGCGCCGACGCACTCGCCGGCATTCCTGCGCAGCAAACGCAGCCGGGCCTGCCGAAGTGGATCGTCGACATGGCGGCGGATGCGGCCTACGAGTACGCCCGCCGCTGCGGCGCAGCGATCCTCGGGCTGCCCGTCGACCCGCTCGACGACGTCGTGTATATCGCCGGGCCGATGACGGGTTACCCGCGGTGGAACGCCGCCGCGTTCGAGGGCATGGCCGCCTACCTGCGCAGCCTCGGGCACACCGTTATCTCGCCCAACGAGCTGCACGAGCCCGACGAAAACACGCCGTGGGCCTGGTACATGCGGCGCGACCTGGCCGAGCTGGTCAAGTGCAGCACCGTCGTGATGCTCAGCGGTTGGGAGGACAGCCGCGGGGCCTCGCTTGAGCACTACGTCGCAAAGGCGTTGGGGCTGCGCATCTTCTACTACCCAAACATTGAGGGGCTGCTGCCATGAGCGCCAACGAAACGATGAACGTGTCGCCGACCGGCGGCACCAAGGCGGGCAATCTCGAACGGTACGACCTGATCCCGGCCGTGCCGCTGCGCAAGCTCGCGATTTACGCGGGCCTGGTGCCCGTCGGCAAGCCGGGCTCGTTCTCCGAGCTGAACGCGCACCTGTGGCGGTTCTGGCTCGGCGAGGACGTCCAGCCGACCACCGAGTACGAGCACCTAATCGCGGTGGCCTGGCACGCATTCCGGCTCGTCGAGGACAACGTCATGCCGCCTAAGCCGTGGCCGCACGACACCAGCGAGGGCGGGCTCACGCGCGAACGGTACGACCGGATACCGGCCGAGCCGCTGCGCATGCTGGCCGAGCACTACGGCCGCGGCGCCCGCAAGTACGCCGACGACAACTGGCGTCGCGGGTACGACTGGCGGCTCAGCTTCGCCGCGCTGAATCGGCACCTGTGGCAGTGGTGGGCGGGCGAGGAGATTGACGCCGAGACAGGCTCGCCGCACCTGATCGCCGTCGCCTGGCATGCGTTCACGCTGGCCGAGTTCGTCGAGATTCACCCCGAGTTCGACACTCGGCTAAAGACGTTGGACGAGCGCGCAATCCGAGCGGCGGCCGACGATGCGTGAGCTGACAGGCGCCAAGCGCCCCTGGTGGGCCGACCCGAAGGATCTGCGCGACAACCTCGACCGGCGCGAGCACGACGCTGCGCTCGACTACCTCGGCGCCCTGGCCGACCTCGTCGAGACAGCGATCGCCTACGGCCCCGAGGAGCCCGCCGAGGCCGCCGGGCGGGCACTGGCCGACCTCGACCGCTCGCGGTGGCTCAGCGGGCACGTGTGGGGGCCGTACGGCGACGACAGCCTGCCGCTGACCGAGCTGGACGAAATCGCCCGCAACATCTACGCGCACCCCGTCTGCGAACACAGCGCATGCGGCCCCGAGCTGTGCCTCGGCGCCGTCGGCGCGATGCTCTCGTACCCCGCCAACACAACCAACGAAAGGGCTAGCGGTGTCTGATATTTCGAGCGTCAAGGGGCACGTCGACCTGCTGCGGTACGTCAAGGCCGAAAAGGCGAAGCTCAAGGAAATTGAGGACGCCGCCCGCGCGGCGGTCGAGGAGGCCCTCGGCGACGACGACGAGGGCACGATCGACGGCGAGGTCGTGGTGCGCCGCAAGCACATCAAGAGCAACCGCCTCGATCAAAAGCTGCTCAAGAGCCTGCACCCCGAGGCGCACGCCGAGTGCATGAGCATGAGCGAGTCGACGCGGTTCGAGGTCGTCGAGTGATTGGAGCCGGGCGCGACGAGCTGGCCGACCGGCTGGCTCTCGTGCTCACCGCCCCCGCGCAACACCTGTACGCGCTGCTGTGGCGCCTCGGCGTGATCGAGGTCGCCGAATGAAAACCCTTCTCGCACTAGTCGTAATCGGGCTGTGGATCTTCTCGGCCCTTGAAATCGTCCTGACAATTTCGGAGGTAACACCGTGATAAGGCAACTCGTGGTCGTCGACTGCGAAACGACCGGGCTGCATGACGGCGCAGCGATTTTGGAGGTCGCCGCGGTCAACGTCGACACCGGCGCCGAGCTGCATTTCGTGCCGTTCGTGACCCGCGAGCAGCTCGCCCAGGCGCAGCCGATGGCAATGCAGATGAACCGCTACTACGAGCGCGGCATATGGCAGCGCAGGCTGAGCCCCGACAGCACCGACGCCGCCTATTGGAAGCTCGCGAACATGCTGGCGGGCAACACATTCGCCGGTAGTAACCCGGCGTTCGACTCGCGGCTGCTGGCCGCCGCGATGCCCGACGGCGCTCCCGAGTGGCATCACCGGCTCGCCGACCTGGCCGCGTTCACCGCGGGCAAGCTGAACCTCGACCCGGTCGAGCTGCCCGGCCTCGACGCCGTCTGCGAGCGCCTGGGCGTCACCGTCGGCGACCGGCACTCGGCGCTGGCCGACGCGCACGCCACCGCGACGTGCTTCACGATCCTGCGCGAGATCCCGGCGGCGGCACTGTGACCACGCTCAAGCACCAGACGATCGTGCTCGCGAACGGGCACCGGGTCGGCGTGACGACCGGCGGCAGCGGCACCCCGCTGGTGCTGTTTCACGGTTTCACCGCTAACCGCAGGCTGTACGCCCCGATCATGTCGCGGCTGATCCGGCGCGGGTTCCGCGTGTACGCAATGGACATGGCCGGGCACGGCGACACCGACGGCCTGGCGAGCGGGCATTCGTTCGCCGACATGGTCGACCTCGCCGTGCGGGCGCTCGACGTGCTCGACGTCGGCCGGGCCGTGATGGTTGGGCATTCACTCGGCGGCCGGATGGTCACCGAGCTGGCCGCCCGGCACCCCGAGCGCGTGCGGCATGCGGTGCTCATAAACGCCGCTGTGGGCGACGATTTCGACAACCTGCACGTGTCGGCCAGTGTGGCGGCCAAGGTGCCCGCTGGGCTGGCTGGCGCCGTCGCCGACATTCTCAGCGACGTGCCCTGGTCGAGCCCCCGCCGGGCGCTGCGCTACTTGCGGCACCTGTCGGGCGGCGGCGCCCCGGTGTCGCTGTCGGGCATTTTCAACGTCGCGATGGCGACCAAGAGCCCCAAGCCGCCGACGGTTGCCCTGCTGGCGGCCATGCGCCGCCAAGAGGTGTCTGTGACCGTCATGCACTGCAGGCATGACCGGATTACCCGCTACTACAACGGCGTTCAGGCGGCGCTGGTGACCGACGGGCTGCTGGTCACGCTGCCCGGCGCGCACAACTGGATCATGGTGCACCCGCACCACACTGCCGAGGTAATCGCCGCCGCAGTGAAACTCGCCGAGGAGGCCGCAGCATGAGTGCATCGTCATCGTTCCTGGGCCTGTCGGATGACGCCGACCCGCGCGACAGGCCAAGGGCCGCAACATTCGACGGCAAGCTGCTCGGCGACCTCAAGGGCGTGCTCAAGCGCGCCTGGGCGCAGCACCCGCGGTCGCAGCAGCGCGCGATCGGGCCGAGCGAGGTCGGGCACCCCTGCGCCCGGCGGCTCGCGTCGACGATGCTCGAACTTGAGCGCGTCAACCCCGAGGGCGACCCGCTGCCCGCGTGGCTCGGCACCGCCGGGCACGCCAAGTTCGAGACAGCGGTCGAGCACGACAACGACCAGATCGTCGACGCCTGGCTGCGCGACCGCAGCAAGCCCTGCACCGCAACGGATCGCGGTGACGGCGCCCCGATCGGGCGGTGGCTGAGCGAGCGGCGCGTCACCGTGCGCGGCGGCCTGACGGGCACCTGCGACCTTTACGACACGTGGACCGACACGGTTATCGACCTCAAGTTCCCCGGCTCGTCGAGGTTCCAGCAGTACAAGCGCAACGGCCCGGCCGCCGAGTACCGCACGCAGGCGCACCTGTACGGCCGCGGCTACCGCAATGAGGGCTTCGACGTCAAACGTGTTGCCATATGGTTCATCCCGCGCGGCGGCACGCTGTCGTCGTCGTTCGTGTGGTCCGAGCCGTACAGCGACAAGGTCGTCGACGAGGCCCTCGACAAGCTCGACAACATTCTGCTCGTGCTCGTCGACCTGGCGATCGAGGAGCACCCCGAGCGCCTGGCACTGGTGCCGAAGGTGGCGCACGACTGCATGTTCTGCCCGTTCTTTACGACGCGGCCCGATCCCGAGCGGCCGTGGGCGTGCGAGGGCGGCAAGTGAGCGGCGACGGCGTCATGGTGGCGCAGGGCAACCGCAAGATGACGTTCAGGATCAAGCTCGACACCCTGAGCGTGCCGCTGATCGAGCTGCTGTTCGGCCCGCAGGCCGCGCTGGCGCTGCAGTTCCGGCGCATCAATCCGCACTGGTACCTCGACGGCGGTGTCGAGTGAAGCGCAGCGAGGTTATCGCCAAGATCAGCAAGGCCGCCAAGGCGAAGGGCATGCGGTTCGAGATTGCCCGCGAGGGCGGCAATCACACGCTGTACAGCCTCGGCGACGTCATGGTGCCGATCGGGCGCCACCCGACGTCGAACCTGCCGGGCGGCATTGCGCTGCGGATCTTCAAGCAGTGCGAGCCCCGGCTCGGCAAGGGCTGGTGGCGCTGAGTTTGCCAGCTATGGCACAACGTGGCCGCTGATCTGCGGCGACGAAAATTGCCGGCGAGTAGCTGGCGCAAGGGATAGGAGCGAAACATCATGCAGGGCAACGAAACACCGTGGTGGCGGCCGGTCGACGACTCGTGCTTGCTCACGGTTGACCACGTCGCGGTCGGGCCGTTCGCGCTCGTCTACTTCATCGAGGTGCACGACCGCAGCGGTCAAAAGCACCGTTTCCGCGCCGAGGGCGTGTACTGGTCGGTGCGCGACATTCGCGTGCAGCTCGACCAGGCCCCCGCGGTCGGGCAGTGGGAGCGGGTACCGGCGCCGGGCGAGGCCGTCGAGTTCGACCTCGGCGAGCTGGGCAAGCTGCTCGACGACGGCAAGCCCCCGGCCGACAACGGCGAGGGCGTGCTGTGAGCGACCTCGACCCGCTGTCGCGCGCTATGTGGGAGTCGCAGCTTTCGATCGCGAAGGCGACGCAGCGCGTGCAGCAGCGGCAGATCGGACTGCTGACGACGCAGCGCGAGATTATCGACGACCAGCTCGACGAGGCGGTGCGCAAGCGCAACGAGGCGGGCGAGCTGATTGTGCAGGCCCTCGGCATGTTGAACGCTCAACACTGAGCACTCGGCATGACCGTTATCGCTGAACACATCTAGGCGCATAGACATAGCAGCGTGCCTCACCACAACTGCCCCGGCGACGACTGCGGTCGTTGCGAGGCGCGCATTGCGGCGATCGAGTACGAGCGCGACGTCGCGCACGACGATTACCCGCAGTTCTACGACGGTACCTAGAGCCCCGCGGGCGCTCGCGCGGGAATCCACAACGGGCGCAACACATCACTAAGGAAACACAGGAACACATGAGCAACGATTCGTACGGATTCCTCGCAGGCGGCGGCCCGGCGTCGGGCAAGTTCAAGGCCCACGGCGACACCGTCGGCGGCCCGATCGTTACCGAGCCCACCCAACAGCAGCAGACCAACATGGACAACAAGCCGCTGACCTGGGATGACGGCAGCCCCCGCATGCAGCTCGTCGTGACCGTGCAGACCGATCTGCGCGACCCCTCGATCGAGGACGACGACGGCAAGCGCCGCCTGTTCGTCAAGGGCGAAATGCGGAAAGCCGTGCAGCAGGCCGTGATCGCGGCCGGGGCCAAGGGCCTCGACGTCGGCGGCGAGCTGCACGTGACCTACGTCGGCGACGGTGAACCGGCCCGGCCCGGCCTGACAGCGCCGAAGCTGTACAGCGCCAAGTACATCAAGCCGAGCGCCGCTGCGCTGGCGACGGCTGGCGGCCCGGCACCGAGCAGCGACCTGCCCGAGGGCGTGACCCCCGAGGCGTTCGAGGCGCTGCAGAAGCTCGGCATGGTCAAGTAGCACACCGCATTTCGAGGCGGGCCGGTGGCGTGGTTTTGGGACCGTCACCGGCCCGTTTCATCACCAGGGATAGGAGCCCCGAGGACATGATCACCGTTTACACGACCGGCCCGCAGTGCCACAAATGCAACCTGACCAAGCGCGCCCTCGACAAGGCGGGCGTCGAGTACACCGAGGTGCGCCTCGACCAAGATCCCGCGCTCGCAGCCGATTTCAAGGCCAAGGGGCACAAGACGGCGCCGATCGTGCGCGACGCGCTCACCGACACAATGTGGTCGGATTTCCGCGGCGACCTGATCAAGGCCGCGATCGCGGCTCGGGCGGTGGCCTGATGGACGGCGAGCTGGTCGCCAAGGTGCGCGACGCGATCGAGGCCGAGCTGAAAGCGCAAGCATGGTGCCTGATCGGCGTCGACGGCCGGGTCGACTGCGTCGACGGCGACATTGACACCCACGCGATCGCCGAGGCCGCTGTCGACGCGATCGAGGGGCGATCGTGAGCCGCGAGCTGCTGGCGCTGCACGACCGGATCAAGTGGCAGCGCGCCGACGGCCGCTGCGAGTGTCAGGGCGATTGCGGCCGGTCGCATCGTTTCGGCGGCGTGCACTACCGCTGCCCGAATAAGCACGGCAACTCCGCGGTGCATGGCGGCGACAAGGTCGTGACGCTGAGCGTGCGCCCCCTCGACGGCGACGAGCGAAACCTCGACGAGCGCAACCTGATCGCCATGTGCCAGGCGTGCATGAAGCGCCACCGCGCGAAGTGCAAGGCCGAGGCCGAGCGTGAGGCCGAGCGCCGGGCGACCGAGGCGCAGCACGAGTCGCTGTTCGAGCTGACCTGACCCCCGCCCCCCCCCATGTCGCACCAGGCCCAACCCGATAGGGACAGAATGAATTTCACTGAGCTGCTCGACTCGCTCGGCTACACCGAGGGCGAGCACCTGTCGCTCTGCCACCAGGTGCCCGGCCACAACTTCATGGCGAACGTGATCGAGTTCGACGACCGCGCCCAGGCTAAGGCGCTGCGGTACGTCGACGACTGCGACCTGTGGTTCGGCGTCAACCCGACCCGGCAGCGCGGCGCCGACGAGGGCGGCCGGGGCACGGCCGAGGACGTCACCCGGCTGGCCGCGGTGTGGTGCGACCTCGACGTCAAGCCCGGCGCCTGCCGCGACCTGGCCCACGCCTGGCAGATCATCGACGAGCTGAGCATCCTGGTCGGCCAGCGGCCGACGGCGGTCGTGATGAGCGGGCACGGCCTGCAGCCGTATTGGGAGATTGAGGACGGCCAGCTCGTGTCGCCCTGCGCCGCCGACGCCGACGACCCGACGATGCAGGCCGCCAGCGAGGAGCTGCGCGCGGAGGCCGCCGCGGTGCTCAAGCGGTGGGGCCGTCTGGCCGTGATGGTCGCCGAGCGCCAGGGCGCCAAGATCGACCGCGGCGTGTACGACCTGGCGCGCGTGCTGCGGGTGCCCGGCTCGTACAACCGCAAGGGCGAGCCGGTGCTCGTCACGTGCGAGCGTGGCGGCGGTGGCCCGCTGTCGATCGAGGAGCTGACCGAGCGCCTCAACGAGGCGGGCGTGCGCGAGCAGGACGGCGACCGGCGCACCGCGATGGGCGAGGTTGTGTCGAAACCCGACACCTGGGAACACGCCGCAGCTACATGCGACTATTTCGCCCCGACGATCAAGGCGTGGCGCGACGAGCAGATCACCGAGCGGCACAACTGGCTGGTGACGCAGGCCGTGCGGATCATGTGCGGGCTGCGCAACGGCTGCCTGACTGAGCAGCAGTTCGAGCAGGCCCGCAAGGTCGTCACCGAGCGGTTCAGGGCCGAGTGCGCCGCGACCAACCGGGCGATCCCGCCGTGGGAGATCCCCAACGCATTCGCCTGGGCGACCGATCACGCGGCCCGCATGACCGACGCCGAGCTGGCGAGCGAGATTGGCGCGCACCTGCACCTGTGGGAGAAGGCCGAGCCCCGCCCGGTGACCCTCGCCCCCATGCAGCCCGAGCAAACCGCCGGCAAAACCACAACCGTGCAGCTCACCGAGGTAATCGGCGAGTCGACAGCTAACGTCACGCCGACCGACACCGGCAACGCCGACCTGCTCGTCAGGGCGTGCTCGGATCGGCTGCGCTGGTGCCCTGAGTCGGGCAAGTGGCTGGTGTGGAAGGGCACGCGGTGGCAGCCGAGCCCCGACGGCGGCGAGGCAATCATGGCCGCGATCGAGGTCGTGCAGTCGATCAAGGTCGAGGACGGCGACAAGGCCGGGGGCCAGCACAAAATGCGCAGCCTGCAGCGCCGGTCGCTCGACAACATGGTCGCGCTCGCCAAGGTGCGCCCCGGCATGCGCGTGAGCCTGGCCGACCTCGACGCCGACCCGTACGCGCTGAACACCCCGAGCGGCGTCGTCAACCTCAAGACGGGCGAGCTGACCCCGCACCGCCCCGAGGGCTGGCACACCAGGGTGACGGGCGCCGGATATGAGAAGGACGGCGCGGCGCCGCGGTGGTGGGCGTTCCTGCACCGCACGTTCGGCGGCGATAAGGAAATGGTCGAGTACGTGCAACGCCTGGCCGGGTACGCGGCGATCGGCGAGGTGACGCACCACGTGCTGCCGTTCCTATTCGGCGCCGGGTCCAACGGCAAGAGCGTGCTTATGGACGTGCTCAGCGCGGTGCTGGGCGACTACGCGATCACAGCGCCGGGCAATTTCCTGCTCGCGGGCCGGGAGCGGCACGAAACGGAGATAGCTCGCCTACACGGCGCCCGGCTGGTCGTGTGCTCAGAGGTCAACGCCGACAGCAAGTTCGACGAGGCCAAGGTCAAGCTACTGACCGGCGGCGACGTCCTGTCGGGGCGGTTCATGCGGCAAGACTTCTTTGATTTCGTCCCGTCGCACACCTTGTTCCTGATGGGCAACCACCAGCCTGACGTGAAGGCTGGCGGCACCTCATTCTTTCGGCGGTTCCGGCTGATCCCGTTCGAGCACATAGTGCCCGAGCGCGAGCGGGTCGAGGGACTGGCGCACCAGCTAGTCGCCGAGGAGGGCGACGCGATCCTGGCGTGGATCGCCGACGGCGCCCGCCAGGTGCTCGACGGCGGCATGCGCGAGCCCGCGAGCGTGTTGGCGGCTACCGCGCAGTACCAGGACGACACCAGGACCGGCGTCGCCCGGTTCCTCGACGAGTGCTGCACGATCGGCGAGGGCGAGGCCGAGGTCGGGGCGGTGCACCAGTGCTATATCGCGTGGGCCATCGCGCACGGTGAGCCGCTGGTCGATACGGCCAAGTTCGGGCGCGAGCTGAGCGGCAATCAGGTCGCCCGCCGCCGCACGGCGAAGGCCCGCATGGCGAAGCTGACGGTTCACGTCGACCGGCTGCCAGCAAACGGTGACAGTGCGTCACCCTACCGTCACACCTACCGTCACCCCGGTGACAGTGCAATGACGGATGAGTGACGGACGAATCGACGTGTTTTCGCAGGTAGTGACGGATATGACGGATATGACGGACTCTCGCAACATTGAAAACAACATTAACGCTTTTGTGTTTGGTGACCTGCGGAAATGCTGCGCGGCAGTGCTGGGTGTAACCCGTAGTGCAAAAGTGCCGTCATACCGTCACACCCCTGGCTTGCAGCAAACACCGCGCCGCGCGGTGGCTCGCCGTGTCTCTCGATTACCTCGCGCGCACCGGCGAGGCCCTGACACCGCACGTACTGGATAGGAGACAGGTGACCATGACAACCGACGACCCGGTGGTCGACGAGGCGAAGCTCGCCGCGGCTGACGCTGTGCTCGCGATGCTGCCCGCCGACTCGCACGAGGCGCTGCGCGAGGCGCTGCATGCCCGCGTGACGGGTGACCGTAACGGCGCCCGGCAGTTGCGGCTGTTCGTGCCGGGCCGCCCGGCGCCGCAGGGCTCGAAAGACTTCAAGGGCTTCTCTAAGACGGGCAAGGCGATCCTCAAGGAGTCGAGCGACGCCGTCGGGCCGTGGCGCGAGCGCGTCGCCCTGGCCGCCGCCGAGGCGATCATGTCCGAGGGCCTGCCGGTGCTCGCCAAAGAGTTCTCGATCACCGCGTCGGTGACGTTCGTTATGCCTCGCCCGGCCGGGGCGCCGAAGCGCAGCACACCGCCCGCCGTGAAGCGGCCCGACCTCGACAAGCTGGCGCGCGCGATCCTCGACGGGCTGACCGACGTCGTGTGGATCGACGACAGCCAGGTCGTCGACTTGCACTGCCGCAAGGTGCTGGCCGAGCTGACGCAGCCGCCGGGCGCGCATATCCGTATCGCGTCGCCGGGCTGGGGCGACGAGGCGCTCGCGAAGGCTCAGGCCGCGGCTCAGGCCGCGATCGACGCGCAGGTGGTGCTGTGATGGCCGACCGCATCGAGCTGAGCGACGTCGAGCGCCAGGCCGCTTACTGTGCGCTGTCGCCGCTGTTGGCCTCCGTGGCGCTGAACCGCTCGCAGCCTGACTATGCGCTCGGCCCGGTGGTCGACGCCGTCGTGTCGGCGATCAACGAGGCCCGCCGGGTGAAGCATTACCGCATCGAGCTGCTGGTGACGTCGACCGACGCCGAGGCGCAGATCACGGAGCGGGTCGAGGACGCCGAGTCGGCGTTTGGCGGCCGGATCGTCGACTCCGCGGTGTACGAGGTGACGCATTTCGAGCCGAGGCGCTCGTGAGCAGGCACCGGCAAGAGGATCGGGTGCTGCCCGGCCCGTTCGACCCGCGGCCGATCGTGGCGTGGTCGGACTCGATGGGCTGGACGCGGCTGGAATGGATCGCCACGCCGACGCCGTCGGGCGGGCACCTGTGGCTTTCGGACGTTTGCCAGCAAGACCCGGCCGTGACCGATCCGTGCAGCTCAGCAGCCGCGCTCGAGTTTTTGCCGGCGGTTAGCTGCGCCCGGCCGCCCGAGCCGATCGTGACGGTTTACGACAAGGACATGCGCAGGCTCGCCGGGCCTGGGCCGTGGAGCGAGGTTAGGGGCGTTTTCGACCATGCGTGAGTGCGCGAACTGCAAGGGCCGCAGCGAGCTGACGGTGTGCTGGCCGTGTGGCAAGGCGATCCGCCGCCAGCTCGTCGGCACCGCCGAGGAGCCGGGCCTCGCGTGGCTGATCGACCGGCTGCAAGAGTCGGCGTACGGCGAGGCGAAGATCGGCCGCCTGGCGCCGAAGGTGTCGGGTCAGGGTGAGCGGCCGGGCCTGCCTTTGAACGCGAAAGCGGCCGAGCTGCTGCGCGACATTCTGCGGCGCCTGCACAAGTGGAGCGAGGGCGCGCTGTGGCGCCTGCCCGCCGCTGCGCAGGCCGCGATGATGGCCGACAACGTGCCGCGGCTGATGGCCCGCGACGACGCCGCGGAGATCCTGCGCGAGCTGCTGCGCCTGCGCGCCGCGGCCGAGCGGGCGATCGACCTGCCGCCCGATCTGCAGTACGTCGGCACGTGCCCGAGCGTGTTCGCCGACGGCCCGCGCAAGGGCGAGGCGTGCGCTGTGGGCCTGTACGTCGAGCGGGGCGAGTCGACTGTGAACTGCCCGCGGTGCAAGACGCCGAGCGTCGTCGAGGATCTGCAGCGCACCGCGCTTGAGCGCGTCGACGACGAGCCCAAGACGGCCGCCGACATGTACCGGCTGTTGCGGTGGCTCGGGCGTGAGGTGCCGCGGTCGTCGTTCTATGTGCTGGTGCGCCGTGTCCCGGCTCGCATGTATCTGCACCGCGACGGGCGTCGGAACTTGGTGCAGCAGGACGGCTCTCAGCCGCTCTACGCCTACAGCGAGGTTGTGGCGGCCATTGACACGTGGGAGGCCGAGCAGGCGGCGCAGCGGGCCGCTGGGAAGGGCAAGCGGGGCCGCCCACGCAAGGCGCCCGAGGCGAAGCGCGACACGGTGGGCGCAGCGTGTTGACAGCTCAACAGTGCGCGGGTAACGTCGCCGGTGTTGACCAATCAACACTCGGGATAGGAGCCCACGAAATGACCGAATTGACTGCAGGTCTCACGCTTCACGTGTTTCGCCACCCGCTCGGCGACTGCACCAACGACGGCGTGACCAGCAAGGCCGACGAGGTGACGCTCGTCGGGTACCAGCGCGAGCGCGGCGGCAAGATCGAGCCGCTGCCCCGCATGTCGCAGGTGTTCGAGCCCAGCGACGACGCCCCGGCGGTCGTCATGGTCGTGTCGAACCTGCGCGGCGCGCTGCCGCACCTCGTGCCGCTCGACGCGCAGCAGGCGGGCGCGTGGACGATGGCGGGCGGCAATATCGCCGGGACCAGCGACTCGCGGTTCGGCGAGCTGATCGAGAAGGTGTTCGACGGCCCGAAGTGCGTCGGCTCGCTGCCTGTGCACGATCGGATCGAGAAGTGAAGCGCACCAGGACGGTTGCGGCGCCCCCACCGGCGCCGCAGCCCGAGGTCGTCGTGCACGGCCGCACGCTTGAGCCGGGCACCGAGGTGTCGATCCGCGGCGAGCGCGGCCGGTTCCGCTACATGCGGGCGACGACGACGAGCGCGGGCCGCCTGGTGCTCGACTTCATTGGCGGCCCGGCCGGGCATGAGGCGTGGCGCTCGTTTTACCCCGAGCGGATTCGCACGGTGCACCGCATCAACAAAACCCGCCGCAACGCGGCCTGATTCGAGCGAGGAGACACAAACGATGCGCAAGTGGATAGCAGGCACCGCGGTGGCCCTCGTGGTCGCCCTCGGGGCGCAGGTGGCCGCCGGTGTCGGCATTGTGGTGGGCCTCGGCCAGGTGCCGGGCGACTTGAACGATCTGCCCGAGCCGCCCGACTGAGTGACGCACCTCACGCACGAAATGCCCCAGGCCGCAACGCCTGGGGCGTTTTGTGTGTTGACAGCTCAACACAGCTCATGCTTAGCTGTTGACAGCTCAACACCGACACCGCAAGCGCGGGGCAACCGGCCCCGCCCCGAGCCCGAGGAGGGCCTCATGCACAACACCCACGTTTACGGCGAGTCGGCCGTTGAGTTCGCCGTCGGCCAGCGGGTCGCGGTTCACCCGATCACCCCGCAGTTCATGCAGGGCGACCGTTACGGCGAGGTCGTGCTCGTCGGCCGCACCCGCGTGTCGGTGAAGCTCGACCGATCGGGTCGCACGCTGCGGTTCTCGCCGCAGAACCTCGCCCACATGGCCCGCGACTAGCGGGCCTCGGGCAGGTAATCGAAACAATCGCAACGGGATAGGAGCCCACGAGATGACCAACCACATGACCCCGGCGCAGGCCCGCAGAATCACGACCGACCTGCTGCGCGAGCACGGCCTGACCGGCTGGGCCGTCACGTTCGACAACGCGCGACGCCGCGCCGGGCAGTGCAGCTACCGCACCCGGCAGATCAGCCTGTCGAAACCGCTTATGGCTCAGCGGTCCTACGACGACACCATGATGACGATTACGCACGAGCTTGCGCACGCGCTGGTCGGGCACTCGCACGGTCACGACGCCGTGTGGGCCGCGAAGCACCGCAGCCTCGGCGGCAACGGCAAACGGTGCTTCGAGCACTTCGACGAGTCGGCGCCGTGGATCGGCACGTGCGGGCACGGCAAGCAGTTCGCCCGCTACCGCGCCCCGAAGCGCCTCGACGGGTGGCGCTGCCGCTGCTCGGGCGGTGGCTCGCCGATCACGTGGCAGACCCGCGCGCAGCGCGCAGCCGAGCGCGTCGTCACGCCCGCCCGCAAGGTCGTTGCGCCCGCCACGGCGGCGGCGCAGGTGGCCCGCACGATCGTGTCGCGCCCCGTCGGCCGCGGCCAACAGCTCGGCCTGTTCTGACCAACCCACAACCACCACAACGGGATAGGAGCCCCTGCAATGTCCAACCACACCGCAACCTCGAAATCGTCGCCCCAGGAGGCCGCTACGCGGTTCTTTTGGGCGTGGCTGATCGCCGCCACGGTCGCCTCGATCCTCGGCAACGTCACGCACGCGGTGCTCGGCGCCGCCAGCTCGCCGCTGATCGCCGCGGCGGCGGCCATCGTCCCGCCGGTCGTGTTGCTCGGCGCGACGCACGGCGTGCACGCCCTGGTGCGCTCTCGGATCGTCGGCGCCGCGTACCGCACCGCCCTGGCGATCGTGATTGCGCTCGCCGTGTGCGCGTTCGTGCTCAGCTTCGAGGCGCTGCGCGAGCTGGCCGTCGTGTACGCGGGCATGCGGCCGTCGATCGCGTGGCTGTGGCCCCTGGCAATCGACCTGAGCATCACCGGCTCGACGGTTGCGCTGCTGGCGCTCACCGGGCAGGCCCGCGAGGCGCAGACGTACGAGGTCGAGCACCTCGACGCGCACCCGCTGTCGCCCGTCGCACCTGTGCACGTGTCGGTGCACACCAGCGCGCAGGCGGTCGCGCAGGCGGCGGCCGTCGAGGTGGCCGAGCCCGCAGGCGCAACGGATCTGCCGGTCGAGGCGGCCGAGCGGCTGCTCGACGCCGGGGTGACGCGCATCGACCGCGTGAAGGTCGCCCAGGTGCTCGCCGAGCACGCCGAGGGCACGGCCCCGAGCATGATCGCGCGCAAGCTGAGCGTCGGGTACAGCACCGTGGTGCGCATCCTTGAGCACCACACTGCGCACGCTGCGCAGGCTGCGCACGAGGCTGCGGAGGTGACCGCGTGAACGTCGCCGAGCAGTACCCGGCACGTACGGACACCAACGGGCGCACTTGGTTTCGGCCGGTGCGCCCGCCCGGCGCCGACGTGTCGCAATGGGGCTGGACGTCGCAGCCCGAGCAGGCTCACCCCGATTACGCGCTCGCCGAGGTGCGCTCGCTGCCGGGCGGTGGCCTGGCTGTGCTGCCGCTGGCGGCCCCGATTTACGAGCCGGTCGGCGAGCTTGGCCCCGAGTGGGTCGACGTCGGAGCGGTCGAGTGCTGAGCGTGCAGCCTGGCATGAACGTGCCGAAGCAACGCCGCAAGATCGAGCAGCGCCTCGTCGAGGCCCCGAGCGAGGCCCACGCGCGTTACCTGCGGTGGCTGCTGGCGCTGTTCGACGAGAGCCTCGCCCGCGGCCTGCCGCGCCCGGCGAGCGAGTTCCTGCCGATGTACGACGAGGAGTTCGACGAGTAGCAAAATGCCGGCGAGCGCCCGATTCATGCGCTGAGCTGCGGCGGCCCGAAAAGTCAGCAAACGCCCTGAGCCCGACTAGGACTCGGGGCGTTTGTGTTGACATCTCAACACCTTGCGGTGTAGTGTTGAGGTATCAACAGCACGACGGGATAGGAGCCCAAAATGTACAAGATGATCGTTCAAATGTACGGCCGCACCGAGGTTACCGAGCACGACACGATCGCCGAGGCCCGCGAGCGCCTGGTCACGATCGCCCTCACGCAGAACTGCCGCGTGACCGGCGACAACGTCACCGGCGAGTTCATCCTGCGCGACCGGGACGGCAACGACGACCCGCGCGTCACTTGGACTTACGGCGCCTACCGGATCGAGGAGGTGGCCGACGTGCGCACCGAGGTGATCGTGAAGGCCGTCGAGAACGGCTGGGCCGTCAACGCGATGCGCGCCGACTTCATTCAGGCGGCCCGCGGCAACGTGACCGCGTACGTGGCGCTCGACGCCGATGGCGGCCTCGACACCGCCGAGCTGTACGTCGGCCGCCAGATCGTCGCCTCGGCCTACGCCAGCGAGGACGACGTCGAGCCGACCCCGGCCCGCGAGGTCGTCGGCAACTGGCTGACGCTGGCCGCCTGACCGGCGCACGAGGCGCCCCTGAGCCCGCGGTGGCTCGGGGGCGCTTTGTGTTGACGTATCAACACCTCGCGGTGTAGTGTTGAGGTATCAACAGCACGAGGGGATAGGAGCCCACAATGTCGAACTTCACCGCCGAGGACCGCGTCGCGCAGACCATTCTCGACCAGATCGGCGTCCCGACCCTTATGCGCCTGGGTGCGCACAAGGTCGAGCGTTACCTCGACGCCGTCGCGTTTCAGGTCAAGCTGGCGCTGCCCGGCCAGACCCGCGGCCGGATCATGCGCGCGACCGTCGACCTGACCGCGGCCGACCTGTACAACGTCAGGATCGGGTTTCTTAACAAGCGGTCGCTCGATTGGGTCGCCCTTGAGCACGTCGACGGCATCGACGCCGAGGGCATGGTCACGATCATGCGCAAGCACGCTAAGACGCTCTGAGCGCGTCGAGCGAGGCGCCCCTGAGCCACGACGGCTCGGGGGCGCTTCTGCTATGGCTTAGGCGGGCGCCGCGCCGTATCTGAGGTTCTGCTGGTCTGCCGTTGCGCCGGGTATGTCGAGGCTCGCGAGAAAGCCCATCATTCGCTGCGAGAAAAGGGTTTGCAGGGCCATCGAGAGGTCGCGCATAACCTCGGGCGTCAAGAGGTCGCGGGCCTGGGCGTCAAAATTGTGCTCAAGCGGCACTAGCTGGCTTGCGTCGGCCAACGCTTGCGGGTTGTCGACGCGAAACTCGACCCACCCCTCGATGTTGACCCTGAGCCTGTTGTTGGCGGTTGTCATGCACGCCAGTCTGCCGCATGGCGCTCGTACGATCGCAGTATGCGGCTGCGCAGGACACGCAAGGGCTGGGAGGAGCCGCGCCCGGCGTTCTGCTCGAACGGGCACCGGCTGGGCGGCGGCCAGGTGCTCGTCGGCGTGCAGCACTGCGAGTGCGGGCGCATTCATCGCACGCATTGCTGCCGCACTTGTGGCGACACAATTTACGACCCGCCGATCGGGCTCGGCTGCCGAAAGCGCGCCCTCGACGACCGATGACGGCCGGTGTTGACCCGTCAACGGGTGCACTCGGCATGAGCAGGCGCGCAGAGCGCGTCGCGCAATTTAGACTCCCGATTGCAGGAGCACAACTGTGCCCAAAACCGCGCGCAACCCGCGCGACCTGCCCATTACGCGCCCGGCCGAACATGCCAGGGCGCGTTTGACTTTCACGACGGGGGGCGCCGGTATGCACGTTCGCCTGGCGATCCTCGGCACCGAGGTGCTGAGCCTGCACGTCGGCCGCGGCCTGGTGCTCGACGTCGACGCCCTGGCCCGCGACGACGTCGACGACCTCGACGACGACGACCCCGAGCCCTGCCAGCTCGTCGGCGGCGGCGCCTCGCACAACTTCGAGCGCGACCCCGACCCGCTGAGCGCCGACGGCGAGGTGCCTTGGAGCGAGGCCGATTTCGGATTCGGCCGGTGACCGGCGAGCGCCTGCGGCGCCGCCTCGAACTGCGCCGGTCGAACGCCGCGCAGCCGCACCGCAACCGACACCGCGAACGCCAGACCGGGCAGGAGCAGCTCGACGAGCCCTGCCCCGTCGACGGCCACCCTTGCCCCTGCGCCCGCCGCTACCGCTGCCGCTAGGCACTGCGCATGCACGCAGGCGCCGAGTACACCGGGCGCCCTAGCGTCGCTCATGTGACCGCCGTCGAGGCCCTGACACTGGCAATAGTGCCGCTAACGATTCTCGTTGTGGCCCTTGCTGCGTGGCTGGTGACCCGCAACCGCAAGGCCGCAGCGCATCCGACCCCGGTCGAGCGCCTCGGCGGCGGCATACACACTTACCCGCCCGACATGTGGCTCGGCGTTGACCGCCCCGAGTGGGACTGAGAGGAGCGACATGCTGCAGAAGATCCTGACCGGCGTCGCTGCCGCGGTGGCCCCGGTGATCGCTAAGGCCGTCGCCGAGAAGCTCGTCGAGGTGCTGCCCGAGCTGGCCGACATCATCGTGACCCGGCTCGCCGAGAAGCTGCCCGACGTCGCTGCCGCGGTGGCCGACCGCATCCTGGCGCACCTGCCCGACCTGTCGGCCCTCGATGACGAGGCGATCAAGGCCCTGCGCACCCTGCCGGGGCTGGGGGAGCACATCGTGCAGGCCCTACTTGACCGCCTGCCTCACTGGCCCATCAAGTTCTAGGAGTACCCACGCATGGCTACTCGCGCCGAGCGCAACGCATCCGACGCTGACACTGTCGACGCTGTCGAGCAGGACGCTGTCGAGCAGGCCGCTGAGCAGCCTGCTGACGAGTCAACAGCACCAGTCGAGACTGACGGCAACGCCGCGCCCGAGCGCGCGGTGTACAAGCCGTTTGAGTGGTGAGCGAAGGTCGCAACACAGCGCGACGCGATCGGTTCCGTCGCATCATTCGCCGCGACGAGCCAGACTGTCACGTTTGCGGCGAGCCAATCGACTACGAAGCCGATCACCTCGACCCGCTGTCGTTCACGATCGACCACATAACACCGCTTGCCCTCGGTGGCACTGACACCCTCGACAACATTGGGGCGGCTCACCGCAAGTGCAACCGCGACAAGAGCGACAAGCCGCCGAGCTGGCGGCCGGGCGTCACGTTCGTGACCGAGCGCGAGTGGTAGCAAACCGCCGGCGAGCGAGCTCAGCAAAGGGGCTCTGACCTGGGGTTTTACACCGGGGCGGCGTCAGCAAACACCGGCGAGGCCCGGTCGACGACGTTTATGCAGGTCAGCGACCCCTGGGGGGGTGCCCCGCGAACGATCGCGGCGCCCCTCGCGGCAT